TCAGAAATCACCGTAGTTGACCTGCCAGGTGGGCAGGCCCATGCGGCGCCACACCGCGACGACCCGGTCGCGGTCGTCCAGGCTCACGCGGACGTTGAACCGGTGGCGCACATGCGCGTCGAAGAGTTCGGCCTTCACCAGGTCGTCCCGCCGCCCGTCGCCGGCCGGCCGCATCCACAGCTCGTCGTACGGCACGTCGTGCGCGGCGAGCCACGCCTGCGTCTGCGGCCGGAACTCCTCGCCCCGCCCCGAGAGCAGCACGATCGTGTCGCCGTGCGCCTGCCGGAAGCCGGTCAGCGCGTCGCGCACACAGCCGTTGAGGCCGTCCTGCTCGCAGCGGGCGAAGTCGTACGGGTTGCGGTTCAGGTTCATCGCGAGCGTGCCGTCGATGTCGCACATCACCGCGCTGGGCAGCGCCGCGTCCGGCGTGTAGGGCTCGACCTCGGCCAGCACGACGGTGTCGTTCATCCAGGCGTCGGTGAGCCGCCAGCCGCCCCGTACCGCCTTGGCGTGCTTGTCGGCGAGCAGGCGGATGATGTCCTCGCCGACCGGGACGGCGCGGGCCGCGTCGCGGCGCAGGCACTCCTCGACGGGCACCCCGGTGAAGTCGTGCACGACGAAGCGGGCCCGGCCCGCCACCGCGGCCTTGAGGCGCTTGGGGATGTGCGGGGTCAGATGGGTGTTGTCGACGACGACGTCGAACCCCGCGGCCAGCGTCTCGCGCACCGCCGCGTCCTGGATGGCGAGGACGGACTGCTCGGCGGTGTGCGAGCGGTCGGGTCCCGCGCCCGCGGGGTTGAGCATGGCGCGCAGGTCGTCGAGGTTGACGCGGCGGCACTGGCCGCCGGAGTCCGCGACGAGTTCGCGGGCGGCTGTGGTCTTGCCGGAGGCGGGCAGTCCGGTCATGACGTGCACGGTGGGCATGGAGCGGTTCAGCTTTCGTCGTCGTTCGTGAAGGGGTCGGCGGCCGCCGGTTTGACGGACCGCCAGATCATGAGGTCGATGCCCCGGCCGTCGAGCAGCTGGAACACGGCCGCGCGGACGGTACGGTCCTCGATTCGCTGGGCGGCGCGGGCGAACGCGCCCCGGTCCTGGGCGAGCCGGGAGACCTCGGCGAACCGCTCGGCGGCGAGTCGGGACAGTTCGCCGGCCTGTCCGTCCAGCCGCGCCGTCACGGCCCGCACCCAGGCGTCGAACTCGTCGGGGACCTGCTGGAGCATGGCCTCCAGCGGGTCGGCGCCGTCGGCGGTGAGTTCCGCGATCTCGCCGGGGGCGCAACCCAGCGCCTGGGCGACCCGCTTGGGGTCCTCGCCGCCGAACCGGCGGATGCCGAGGTAGCGCCAGATGTCGCGTTCGGTGATGCCGGTCAGCACCTTGTGCAGCCGTACGTACTCGCTGATCTTCGCCTTGACGCGCAGGCCCGAGGCGTACCGGATGACATAGCCCTCGGCGTCCGTGCCGGTGGCCTCGCCGCCGTCGGCCCAGACGTTCGCCTCGGCGCGCGCGAGGAGTTCGGCGAGCGGCAGCGCGGGCCAGGACCGGGCCACCGAGCCGACCGGCGCCCAGTCCTCGGCGGCGCGCGAAAGCCCGATCTCCTCGCCCGTCGCGTCGTACGCGGCGAGCAGCACGAGGTCGCGCCGGCCGCCGTAGTCCACGACGATCCGGTTCTCGGGGTAGAGGATCTCCACGAGGTAGGTGACGCCGGGCCGCAGGGTCGCCGTGTCCCGTCCGTCGAGCCAGGCACCGGCCCAGGCGGCCTGTTCGGAGGTGAACGAGCCGCGGGAGGCGACCCGCCACCGGCCCTCGTAGTGGAAGACGATGCCGAGCGAGCCGTCGACCTTGTCGTACACCTCGAACGGCTCGTCGGGCAGCGGCGGCGCGTAGGGGCGGCCGTGGGTGTGCTCGCCGACGTTGAAGAACTTGGGCAGGCAGTGCGCCACGATCGTCCCGGTCGCGTCGTCGACCACGAGTCCGCGACAGCGGGTGGTCACCTCGTCCCACGCCTGCTCGTACTGGCAGGCCCTCGTGTAGGAGAGGATGGAGAGCGGCAGTGCGGGGTGCGCCTTGCGGACGACGTGGCCGGCGTCGATGGCGGCGGCCAGGCCTGCGGGCGGGATGAGGCGGTCGAGGTCGATCACTGCTTGCTCCTGGAAAGGGTGCTGTCACCTGCAGCTTGACCGATCCCGACCGCGGGGGCGAGGTATTTTCGATCAGCGCTCAGGCGGCGAGCGGCACGCTGGGCGCGATGAAGTAGCCGTCCCGGTCGTACCAGCGGATCTCGGTGACGCGGACTTCGCGGACACCGGTGCGCTGGAAGATGGGGTCCATGAGCGCGGCCCCTTCCGGTGCGTCGGCCGGCTCCCACCGCAGGATGGTGACGGTGGGGTTCACCGGGCTGGGCCGCCGGGCGACCTCGCGGCCGGGCAGCGGGTTCCCCGCCGTGTCCAGGTCGTGCAGGAGAGCGGTGGCGACGTGCAGTTCGACGGTCATGGCGGTCTCCGGGGCCGGGCTGCTCCCGCCCGGGTGAGGGCCGGGCGGGTCCGCAGGCGTGTATCTGCTGAGGGTCGCAGACCCTGAGGTGAACGCCTCAAGGCACCCTTGAGGCGTGCTGGAGCCGGGATCGATGTCCGCTCGCGGCCACGCCGAACTCCGGCTGGATTCCGCCTTTCTGACGTTTCGTCAGCCGTACGTCACCCCTTGCTGGAGCCCAGTGTGAGGCCCGCGATGAAGTGCCGTTGCAGCAGCAGGAAGACGACCAGGGTGGGGAGGGCGACGATCACCGAGCCCGCCGCCAGCAGGTTGTAGTCCGTGAAGAACTGCCCGCGCAGGTTGTGCCACCAGCGGATTCGGTCCCCGGAGACCCCAGCAAGGCCCTGAACTGCTGGTATTGACCTCCCCTGACTTGCCGCGGGTGACCCTGAGTGAGGCTTTGGGGGCTCCCTGGATGCTCCCCAGCCGCCGCTCGCTCCCCAGATTCTCCCCAGCGTGAGCGCCAGACAGGCACCCTGTTCAGCGCTTTCGCCCTCGCAGGGGATGGGCGACGTGCCCCGCTTCGTAGGGTACGCCGGCCTTCTCGGCCGCGCGGCGCCGGACGCCTTCCATCTCAACTACGCAGTCGCGGCAGGCGCGGACTTCCAGTGCGCCGTCGTTTCGCGGGTGAAGCGTCGACACGGGTGTCGTGTCGACCTCTCCGCGGGAGGGGTGCCGGAAGCACAGTCCGGGGGTCCACTCGTAGAGCGAGAGGATCTCGCGGCTGTCCATGGAAGATCTCCTACTTCCCGCCCGTGCGATGGCATACATGGCCTCTCCTGTGCTCTTTCCCCAACGACACACGCAGGCTGGGCCTCGTTCACACGATTAGGTGAACTTACGTTCGATTGCGGACATTAGACCTAGCCCGACGGCATATGCCAGCGGGACACAGGACCGTTCAGTGCAGGGTGCCGCCGGGGCGTCTACCGGACTAACTTCAAGATCATTAAATGCCTCAAAGTAGCTGCTGACTTATGATCATGATCGGCAGAGCGTTTTGGGGTGCCAGCCGACCAGCCTCAGTGGATCCTCGACGCCCGTCGAGCCGTCGGCCTACGCGTTCGCGACGCCCGCGTCTGGCGCGACATGACCCAGGAGGAGCTAGCCCACGAAGCCGGGATTGACCGGTCGTCGGTCCAGCGCATCGAGCTCGGCCAGAATGACCCGAGGCTCACTCACCTGCTGCGGATCGCCAGCGCTCTTCACGTCCACGTGCGGGACCTCCTCGGCTAGGCGGCCACGCTGGGGGCTGGGCCGGAGTTACGTGATTGAACCACCGCTTCCGACTGGCGGAAACGGATATGCGCACCTTCGGTGCAACTTGCGGCGACTCAGGAGCGTAGCCCCCGAGCATCCTTACATCGGACACCACCTTGCCCCGCATATGCCAGCAGCGGAAGGGTGCGCGCGCATATATGCACAACTCGCGGGCGCGCTCCGTACACACGGGGTGCGATCCGATGACCAACCGTCAATCTGTGGCCTGAGCTGCGGCGACTGCCCTGCGCCGGTTCGGCCAGCGTTCACCCGTCGCCCAGTTGGAGTGATCCCCGGAATGCCCCGGCTCGTCCAGACAGTGGGTACCTGTGCGCGGGTGCCGGTCCCAGCAGTGCCCCGGCATGCGGGGCGGCTCGCTCACGCCCACGGGAAGGCCATCACCACCGACGGCTCGTCGGTGACGTGGTACAGCGGCTTGATTCCGTGGTCGGCGGCGCAAGCGGCGTGCGCGAACACGGGCCGCGGCGGCCCGCTCGTTATGGCGGCCAGCCGGATACAGCAATCGGCCCCGGGCTGGGGGCAGTAGAAGCACGCCCGCGGGGCTTCGCCGCTTGTCTCGGTCATGTCGGGTCCCGCCCATCATCGTGATCAGGTACGGGACCAGCGTGGCGAACACGGGCGGGCTGAATGCTCACAGTTTTGTGAGCGTGTGAGTGTTCAGAGGCCGATCCAGGCGGCCATGTGGCCGAGCGTGTCGGGGGTGCGGCGGTTGAGGTGGACGAGGCCCTTGATGGTCTCCCTCGCGCCAGGGTGGTAGCGGGTCTGCTCCGGGGCCGCGGAGCGGGCTTCCAGGAGGGACTTGAGCGCGGCGTCGGTCCGGCCGACTTCCATCTCGGCCCTGCCGCGGTCGACGTAGAAGTGGGCGCGCCGGCTGACGGCGAGCGACGGCGGCAGCTTGATCTTCTTCGCCTGTTTGACTGCCTCGTCGTAGTGGCGCATTTCGACGGCGGCCGACATGCGGTGCAGGGCGACGTTGGTCGGCCCGAACGACAGCCAGTGAATCTCTGAGGCGTCGCCGGTCCGCTTCGCGTAGGACACGGCCTCGTCGAGGTGGGCTTCCACGGCGGCGCCGTCTTCCGCACGGGCAGCGATGACGGTGGCGCCGAGGTGGAGCTGGCCGGTCACGGCGAGGGATTCGCGCGTGGTGCCGGTCTGGGCGAGATGGCTGTGCCCTGCCGCGATCAGGCGCTGGCCGATGCGGTACTCGCCCTCGCGGAAATAGACGAGGGCGCGCATGTACTGGCGGACGGCACCGAGGCAGGGGTCCGAGGCGCGTTGGGCTGCCCAGTCCATGCGGTCCAGGGCTACGGCACTCAGGTCGTAGTAGCCGAGCTTGACGGTGATGTCGTGGGCGGTGCGGTACGTCGAGGCGAGGGCCTGCCACAGCTCTGTCGTGGGGGTGCGCCAGGCCGCCGTGGTGAGCTCGGAGATTGCGTCGGGCAGGGCGCGGGCGGCTTTCCCGAGATGGGTGGCCCGGACCTGGGCGCACAGATCGTCAGCGAGGTCGACAAGCTGAGCGACGGGTCTTGTCGTGGCTACGGGGTCGGCGCCGAGGTCGTACAGGTCGAGGGCTTCGCGGATGGGGCGGACGAGCGCGGCCAAGCGGTCCTGCTGGAGCTCCGTCATGTAGGGCTGTCCTGTCAGCACTGTCACGTCGATGCGGAGGGCGCGTGCGACAGCCGCAGTGAAATCAACGGTGGCCACGCGGGCGCCGCACTCGATCTGGTTGAGGAGGCTGTAGGAGTAGGGGATGATCTCGGCGAGTTGGCGTTGGGTGAGGTGGGCGAGCCGCCTCTGTTCTTTGATGCGCGCGCCGGTGTGGTCGTCGCCCAGTCTCGGCATAATGGCTCCGTTCCTTGCTCGCACTCGGAACGGTACTCGCGCTGTCCGGCGCGGGTGAACGCTCCGCCCCCGACTGCCTTCAGTTCGGGGGCGGTTGCGTGTGATCAACTGGGGGCATGACTTCGCGGACCGTGTATCTGTTCTGTTCGGCGGCCCCTCCTGTTTTCGAGGTCGCCACGGTGATCGAGGCGCTGCAGGCGCGAGGCTGGGATGTCTGTCTCGGCTTGACGCCGACCGCGGCGTCGTGGCTGGAGGAGTCCCTGTCGGGGCTGGCCACACTGACGGGGCATCCGGTGCGCTCGGAGTACAAGCGGCCCGGGGAGCCGGATGTGTGGCCCCCGGCGGATGTGATCCTGTTCGCGCCGGCCACCTTCAACAGCGTCAATGCGTGGGCGCTCGGGCTGACTTCCAGCTTCGTCGTCGGCGTCGTCGCGGAGGGCATCGGAAAGGGCATCCCGACAGCGGTGATGCCGTGCGTGAACGCCGCCTACGCGCAGCACCGGGCTTTCGAGCGGAGCGTCACCGAGCTGCGGGGCATGGGCGTGACGGTGTTGTACGGCGAGGGCGGCTTCGTGCCGAACCAGCCGGGAGAGAGCCGCCCGGGCGGCTATCCGTGGGCGATCGCTCTTGACGCGGCCGACGCTCTTGTCCGACCCCGGGAGTAGCCTTGATCCATGCCTCCCACTCCCCCGCCTGACGGCACCGTGCGCTCGTGGCCGCGTCCGGCCGCGGTGGTGAACCAGGAGATCCGTGCCCTGTGGCCGGAGGGTGCGCGGGGTCCGGTTGATGAGGACCGGTACCGGTCGCTGCTGGTGGAGTGGGCTGCGGCGCATCGCGGCGAGGCGGCGCAGGCCGATGTCAGACCCGCGGCTTAAGATCCCGGCTCGTGGCTATCGAACTCTCTGATGAACTGATTGAGCTTGAGCGTGCATCTGTGGCTGAGCAGCTGAAGGCTGAGGCGAGGCCGCATTCGGCGGAGGCGTGGGCGCCGTGGCTGGATGCGGCCGCGAGGGTGCAGGCCGCGATCACCGCGCATGCGGAGGCGACCGGGCAGAACCGTTTCGACGTGGAGGCGGAGCTCAAGCGGGTTGTGCGGCATCCGGAGGAGCCCGACGAGGGCTGAGCTACAGCGCGGACTGGAACGCGGAAGCGCCCGGCGTGCTCGCCGAGCTGGCCGTCGTGACGCGGTCGAGGACGGCTGATCCGTGGCCCGCGTGTTGGGCTGCGGCCCGCGCGGCGAGCGACGGGCGGGGGCCTCCGGCCGGGAGAACAACGGTGCGGCGGGCAGCGGCGGAGACGAGCAGGGTGGTCATAGCGCCATTGTGCACGAACTGGGGCGCTGGGCACGCCAGTTCAGGCAGCGGGCCCGCCGGTCGCTGTTCCGGCGGGCCCCAGCAGCAATCCCCGGCTTCTTCGTAGCCGATGATGAGCGCCACTGTACGGGCGGCCACTGACAACGGCGGGTCGAACGCGCAGGACCAGCGGATTAGACTCGAACACATGTCCGGTCAGCCGTCTCGCCTCGTCCAGCTCCAGTTCCTGCGCCGCTACCTCCTCGGCGAGCTGGAGCGAGTCGAACGCTGGATCGCCACCGAGGAACAGCGCGAGGCTGCCGCACGTCCGACACCCCCGCCCGTGCCGGACTGGGTCCTCTCCTATCCCCGCGCTGGCGCCACCAGCCGCCCGGACGCGGTCCACGTCGGCGACTGCGGCATGGCCGGGAAACGCACTAAGCCGATCACGCGCGACCAGGCGCTGCGTGCGCTGGCCGAGGGCGTCGAGGCGTGTCAGTTCTGCCGCCCCGACAGCGAGCTCGGCTGGCTGGACTAGGCGCTGCGCGGCTTCCGGCCAGCAGTCTTCTTCGCGGGCGCCTTCTTCGCCGTGGTCTTCTTGGCCGCGGTCTTCTTCGCTGCCGCCTTCTTCGCAGTGCGCTTCTTCGGCAGGTCGTGCACTGAGGCGTCCTCGGTCGACTCGCCGCGGTTGGCCTTCGCTTTCTCCACGCTGGCATTCAGAGCGGCCATCAGGTCGACAAGCTGCCCGCCCGACTCCGGTGCCGCCTCCACCGCCTTGGGCTGGCGGTGCTCGGCCTTTGCGGCCAGGAGCTCCTCGACGGCCTCCTGGTAGTGGTCGGTGTAGTCGTCGATGTTGTCGCGGGCCATCGACTCCAGAAGCTGGATCGCCGCGTCGACCTCGTCGTCGGTCAACTCGACCGGCTTCGGGGTCAGAGTCTCGGGGCTGCGGATCTCATCGTCCCAGTGCATCGCATGCAGGACGATCACGTCGTCCTTGACCCTCAGGAGACCCAGGCGCTCCCGGTTGTGCCACGCGAACTTCGCCACCGCCACCTTCGAGCTGCGCTCCAGCGCCATCCGCAGCAGCTTGTACGGTTTCAACGCAACGGGGCCAGCGGCCTCCAGGTAGTAACCGGCGCCCACGCGGACCGGGTCGATGGAGTCGGCCGGGATGAACGCGACGATGTCGATAGCCCTTGCTGTGGGAAGCGGCATCGAGTCAAGCTCCGCATCGGTGACCTGCACGATGGCGTCCTTGGAAACTTCGTAGCCCTTACCGATGTCCTCCTGGAACAGCTCCTGCCCGTCGATCTCGCACACCTTCTTCGTGCGGACGCGTGCCATGTCTTTCAGGTGGATCTGGTGGAAGGCGATGTTGTGGCTCTCGGTGGCAGCCACCACGCGGCACGGGATGCTCACGAGCCCGAAACTGATGGCGCCGTTCCAGATGGGGCGGGGCATTTTTCGCGGCCTCCCAGGACCCCCCTGGTCGGACGTCCAGCCTACGGGCGCCGTCGCTCCTCGGCATGCGGTGCCGGGCCGCCGGGACGACTCTGGGGTCATGGACCCGACGATCATCGTGCACCGGCCCCGCCCGGCAGGCGGTCGGCACGTCACCGTCCTCGGCCAGGACATCGGCGTCGCCTACTCCGACCGCGACCTGATCGAGTTCCTGCGCCAGTCCGGCCTCGACGAAACCGACGCCGAAGCCATGGTCGACGGCGACTCCCCCGAGATCGAATGGCGAGGCGGCAGGCCGCACGACTACGCGGCGGCATAACGAAGGCGCCCACCCCGAAGGGTGGGCACAGGGTGCTCATCGCCGCGTTTACCGCCGCTCCAGGACCCCGAAGCCAGCATGGCAGGGCCGGGCGCCGGCGGGAAGCTACTTCTTCTCCAGGTGCCGGTAGATGGTGGGGCGGCTGACGCCGAACTCGTCGGCGATCTGCTGCACGGTGTACCTGCGCTTGCCGTCGGCGCCGGTCTCGTCGTACATCTCCTGGGCCAGCTTTATCTGGCGAGGGCGCAGCTTCGGCTTCTGCCCGCCGGTGCGCCCGCGGGCTCGGGCGGCTTCGAGGCCTTGCTTGGTGCGTTCGACCATGAGGGAGTGCTCGAACTCGGCGACGGCGCCGAGGATGTGGAAGAACATTTGGCCGACGGGGGTCGAGGTATCGATGCCCTGGTCCAGGACGACGAGTTCGACGCCGCGCTCGCGGAGGTCATCGCCGACGTCCATGAGGTTGCGGAGCGAGCGGCCGAGCCGGTCGAGCTTGGTGATGACGAGGTGGTCGCCGTCGCGGACGGCGACGAGGGCTTTGTCGAGTTCGGGGCGGGAGGCGAGCTTGCCGCTGAGCTTGTCGACGAATATCTGGTCGCAGTTAGCGGCAGTGAGGGCGTCGCGCTGAGCTTCGGGGTGTTGGTCGGAGGTGGACACGCGTCCGTAGCCGATTCGCATAGCCCAGTGTATCGAGAAGGGGGGAGATCGTTACATAGATGCGGACACGGGATGTGTAACAACTCCCGCGCAGGACAGCCGAGTTCGTCGCTACTGGCTCACAGACGTTCGTTTGCGGACAGTCGCTATGGGCGGGTTATCGAGAGTCGTCCATGGTCAACTCCCCACCCCCAACGAGGCGTTAAGCGCCCCCGGCCAACCTGTAGACGCGACTACAGGTTGACTGTAGAGTGGTCTACAGAAGGGGCGAGGGTCGCACCCAAGAGAGGCCGCCATGCTGACGATCACCACGCGCACCGGCGACTACTACGGCGACGGCAACCGCTACCACATCTGGGAGACCCACGACGCCGACGGTGAACTCATCGCGGAGCTCTACATCTCCACCGAACGCAACGAGATCATGAACATCGAGGTCGGCGAAGACCACCGCGGCGAAGGCCACGCCCGCGCCCTCTACGAGGCCGCCAGCTCTCAAATCCCCGTCTTCCACGCCCCCGTAGCCCACCGCACCATCGAAGGCAACGCCTTCGCCGAGGCCGTCGGCGGCGAAACCGTCGCCCCCTACCCCTGCGACTGCGACGCCTGCAACTTCACCGAGGAGTGACGCATGCAGCGCTACGAACTCGAAGCCTGGCTCGGCGACAACCACGCCCTCAACGGCAACCAGATCGCCGAACTCCACCGCGCAGCTGACGACATCGCGCAGCAGTACCCCGACGCCGATGACCGCGACGATCGTGAAGCCGCCCTAACTGCTGCCTACCGGCTCATGACCGAAGCGCCGGAGGACCTCGTCGCAGAACTCGGCAGGGAGCGTATCGATGCCCGACTGGCAGAGCGGAAGGCTTTCATCGGCCTGCGACAGATCGCTGTCACCCGCATCAACAACGGCGACGCCACCGAGGCCGGGTTCGCGAAGCAGGCCGGTATCGACCGCATGACCGTCCGAAAGTGGCTCGGGAAGCGCTGACTGCCTGGACGAGCAAGAGATGGCCGCACGACCTACCACGTGAAGTGAGGACACCATGTTCAAGCTGTGGCACCGTCCGAAGATCCGTAACGAACCGAAGTGCGACCGGTGCGGCGACCCAACAGGCAAGCCGTTCCTCTACGACACGCCAAAGACTCCGTGGTGTTGCGATCCGTGCGAGCAGAAGGTCACAGCGATCCTCCTGGGCGACGCCCACGAACGCATGGTCCACGGCCTCGACAACATCCTGGACGTAGAGGCCGGACTCGCCGACTTGTTCCGCAAGCTCGGCCCGCCACCCGCCGGGAAGTAACGAGCCCCCCGCCTGCCATCAATAGGCGGGGCCCTCCCCGGAACCTACCCGCACAGCGAAGCGGCCCCGCCCCTCCGGAGAGGACGGGGCCGTCGGGTCGCCGCTCGCTACAGCCAGGGCCAGTTGGCGTCCCGGCCGCGGCTCAGCAGGTCGAGCATCGTGAACAGCTGGTCCGAGAACCCGCCGATCTCGAACCGGTTCGGCTGGCTCGTGTCGATCGACGACTTGCCGTACCCCGTCGTGTTGATCCCGAACATCGGCACGTGCGCCGGGACCGACTCCGACACTGACAGGCCTCGGTAGCCCGTCGCCCCCCAGACGGAGCCACGGCCGCCGTGCCCCGGATATGCGAACGCCTGCATGTCCGACACGATGACCACCCGGTCATGGCCCCGGTACGTCGACCGCAGTGCGGCGACCGTCTCCGTGCCGTGGCCCACCTCGCCGACCCGGGCACAGAACGCCTCGGTCTGCCGAAGCACGCTGCCACCCTTGACCAGCTCGTGCCGGAACACTCCGTTCGCGTAGCCGACCAGGTCCACGTCGCAGCCGCGGCCGGCGAGCGCCACCGCGAACAGGGCACCGACGTCGACGTGCCGGATCTGGCTCTTCGCCGACACTGTGCCGGTCATGGACGCCGAGGTGTCCACGAGGACCAGGGTGCGGCCCGGCAGCGAGGGAATGTTCGCCGTCGACGCGAGCAGCGCCTGCTCCAGGGCGTGTCCCCAGCGCAACGAGGGGGCTGCGCGGTAAGCAGACAGGAATCGGTAGGGGAACTGCCGCGAGCGGCGCACCTCTTCCGGGTCCGCGAGCCGGGCCGCAACCAGCGCGGCCACGTCGTCCGGCACGCCAGCCTCGTCGAAGTTCCGCAGATTTCGGGTCAGCGCCATCAGGCCCAAGTGCGGGATGACCGCGGACCAGGCCGCAGCGTCCATCGGGCCGAGGCTCGACAGCTGCTCCCACGTCATGCCCGCCCGGCCGAGCCGCTCGGGGTCCTCCAGGAACCAGGCGCGCCGCTCCGCGTCGGGCATGGCCATTGCGGCCCGGTAGGCGGACAGGACAGGCAGCCGGTCGGTGACCCGTATGGTGTCGCGCTTCCACCGCCGGTCGGCGAGGTAGTCGAACAGGTCGGCCTGCCAGGGTCCTGCCGGTTCCGGCTTAGCGAGCGCGACGACGTCGGCCATGCGCCACTGCGAGGCGCCGCCGTCGTACTTGAGGGCGGCCCGCTCCTTGTACAGGCGCTGGACGGCGTCGGCGACACCGCGCTGGACGCCGCCGGGCAGGGTCTTCTTGCCGGTGCGGGCCTTCCAGTAGGCGATGAACTCGGCGGGCTCGTCGGCGCGGAGCATCGCGTCGGCGACCATTTTGCGGACGGAGATCGTCGGTTCGCGGTCCGTGCCTGCCTTGCGGGCGATAGCGGACTCGGCGGCCATGACGATCGACGCCGAGCGCATGTTCATCGTCCCGCGCAGGTAGGGCACGAACTGGGCGACCCAGTCCGGGTCCTGGCGGGTCGCGGCGTGCACGAGTGCCCGGAACCGGTGGTCGCGGTCGGCGGCGCTCTCGTAGAACGTGTCCTCGCCGACCATGTTGACGACGGCGAACAGGAACAGGTCCGACTTGGCGTCGCGAGTGAAAGCGGCGCCGCCTTCGAAGGTGGTGGTGGTCCCGGTTGTGGTCACGGGGGACGTCGCTGTGCGCGGCGCGGAAGTGAACTTGCCCATCGGTCGCTCCAGATACGGGAGGGTTCCGGGCCGACGGACAGACTGCTGGGCGCCGCGAGTACCAATCGTGCAGGGGTGCGCCCCCGACGGGCGCTACATGGTCCAGACCGCGAGGCGGACCGTGCAGGAATCGAACCTGTACTCATGAAGTAGCCCTGCAACATCGCTTCGCGACGCCTTTGCAGTTGTCGGCCCGGCCGCGAGGCGACCGGAACGAGGATTCAACTGGACACGGGAGGCGGGCGAGTACCAGACGCACGAGCTACATAGCGCTCTACCAGCTGAGCTACCGGCCCCATGGAGGGGGCGCGGGCAGGACTCGAACCTGCGACCTCTCGTTCCTCAAACGAAGTAGGCCCGCACTGCGCTTCGCCAGCCACCCGTATCCAGTTGTCTCCCCGAAGGGTGCTGCGAGTACCAAGCGCCCGAGGACTGTGTCCGTTGGAAGGGAAGTAACCCCGGGCTGCGCTTCGCGGCAACGCCAGCCTACAGCCGTCCACTGACAACCTGTTGGGATTATCCGACCGTGCCGTGGCGGGCGGCTTGCATGACGAAAGCCCCCTCCCGGAGGAGGGGGCAGTTCGTAGCTTCGGCTCAGCAGAGGTTGAGCGAGACGAGCAGGTTCAGGACGAGCGACAGCACACGATCACCTCCCTCCGGCGCGGCGGGCGGACGGCGGTCAGGCGTTCAGGCCGTGCTCCTCGCTCCGGCTGCGGCTGCGGCTTGCAGCATGTGGGTGTGGATCGCATCGACGCGGGCTCGTGCTTCCGCAGCGACCAGCGGATCCCTCAGCACCGTGAGCTGGTTGTCCTGGAGGGTTTCCCCGGAGCGGGACCAGTTCGTGGATCCGGTGACGACGTCGAGGCCGTCGACGATGAGCAGCTTCATGTGCATGATCGCCCCGTGTTCGGAGCGGCCGACCGCCACACTGTTCGCGGGGAACGCCGACTTCGCCAGCAGCTCCCGCTCGTGCACGCCGCCGGCCTGCGACGAGTCGAGGGTGACCTGGACGAAGACGTGCTCGTCGTCGAGTTTCTCGTGCAGTGCGGCGGCGAGTTCGTCGTCATCGAAGCCGTACATGGCGCAGACCAGGCTCGACGTGGCCGACTTGATGATCTCAAGAAGTACGTCGTGGACGGCATCCACGGGTGAGTAGAAGGTGCGGGCGAACGCCGGGTAGCCGGGCGGGAATCCGCCGGTCTTGTGTCCGTCCAGGACGGCCAGGTCAGCGAGAGCCACAGGGGCCTCCGGGAGAGAGCGGACAGGTGCGGGTCAGCCCGTGGGCTGGGAGTCGCGGATGACGGCCCGGGTCTCGGCGTGCTGCCGGTCCGCATGCCGGCGCAGTGCGACATGCTGGGCGACCAGGGCCGGGGTGCCCCAGATCACCGACGCCGCCAAGTTCCCGGCGACGTCCGGCCAGTGGAAGACCAGCAGGTAGACGTCCAGGGCCAGCACCGCGAGGGCGGCGAGTATCCACCGGGTGCGGGGCATTCGACTCGGCGCTGGGCGATCAATCATCACTCACCCCCGTATGCCAAATTGCTGGTAAATATGGCCAGTTGATATTCCGTGCGCGCCATTTGGCCCGTGCGGGCCGGATAGAATTGAGTATGGGAAACCTCACCACTCCCGAAAGGGAGCGATTCATGCTGCGCGTGCGACGCGACAGCGATTGCCTCGTATGGACCGGCCCTCTCGACAAGGACGGTTACGGGTTCTTCTATCTCCGCCGGAAGAACCGCCGCGCCCACCGCGTCGCCTGGTACGACATGCACGGCGAGATACCTGAAGGCATGGTCATCAACCACGTCTGCCGGAACCGGGCTTGCGTCAACGCCCAGCACCTCCAGGTCGTCACCATCAGGGAGAACGTCCTCAAGGACTCGGCGGCCGTGTCCGCGATCAACGCCCGAAAGACCCACTGCAAGCGCGGACACCCGTTTGACCGGGTTTACCGGAAGTCAGGTGACCGCGGGCATCAGCGCTATTGCAGCATCTGTGAGGCAGCAAAAAGCAGGAGGCTCCAAGCGAAATGGAGGGCCGAGGACAAGCTGAAGGTGTAGCCCGCCGCTACCAGCGCCTCCGATTCGGGTCCAGGGCCGCATTCTGCGGCGCCTTGGGTGCGGATGGTGTTGGCTGAGGCTGGTCGGGCTGGCAGTCGTACCGCGGATGGGCCTCATCGAAATTGGATACCGGTGAGCAGGTGTAATTCACCCCGCCGTAGGTGAAGGTCCATCCTGCGGGAGGAGAGCCCGCACTGCCTTGATCGCCCTTTGCGCCCTGGGGGCCCGTTGGGCCAGGAACGGTCGAGTCGCGCCCAGGCGCACCGGTAGGGCCGGCCGGGCCTGGCACGGTTGAGTCCTTGCCATCCCTGCCTGGAGGCCCGGAGGGCCCCACGGGCCCGGTCGAGCCCGGAGCCGGAGTGAGCGTCGGAGCCGCCAGGCCCGGATCGCCCTTGGGCCCTGAAGGGCCGATTGGGCCGGGCGGCCCGGTGACCGACTGGCCCGGGTCGCCCCGGCTGCCGGGCGGGCCGGCGACGGGTTGGTGCCCGAGCCCCTGCACCTGCCGGGCGAGGGCGTCCCTGGCCCCGTTGGCGACAGTGAGGTCGCTCTGCAACTGGTAGATGCTGAGGACAATCCCGGCGAGGACCGCGCCAAGGGCGAGCGCCCCGAACACGGCCCAGGTGTCGCCGCGCCGCCACCGGCGTTCTTCGGCGCGTATTTCGGTGCGGCTCATCCCGTCCCCTTGGTGAGCAGCAGGATCATCGGCAGGAGGACGCTGACCAGCGGGACGATGACCGCGCCGATGAGCCAGCGCCTGGTCGCGACGAGCTTCTCGGCGTCTTTCTCGCGCAAGGTCTCCAGGGTGGAGACGCGTGCGGCGAGGCTCTCGTGCCGCAGGTCGTAGACCCGCTGGTCGACTTTTTCGTCCAGGCGGCGGCCGAGCTGCTGGATGTCCTCGCGGACGTCGGCGAGCCGGTCCTCGAAGCGGCGGGCGATCTCGCCGAGGGTCGGATCGTCCGGCACGTCGTGCTCCGATCAGACAGCCGTCGGACGGCTGATGGCCGGCGCCGGGACCTTCGCGGTGACTTGGGTGCGCACGAACATCGCGATGCCGATCTGTACGGCCGACAGGACGAGGGCTTGCTGGTCGGCGGACCAGTGCAGGCCGAAGCCGACAGCGAGGGCGAGGGCGGCCTGCGTGAGGCCGTACAGCGGTGCGGCCAGTGCGTCGTGGGCCATGACCGCGACCACGAGACCAACGGCCGCGGCCGCGACGGCGTTGAGGACGGCCTGCTGGTCCGAGCTGAGGCCGACGCCGAACGCTGCGAGGAGCTTGATGGCGACGGCGGCGAAGGCCGTGAGGGCCGCCGGTTCCCTTCCGAAGATCTTCATGTCACCACACCTCGATCGAGTAGGAGACGCCCGCGGCGTCGGTCTGGAGGGAGAGCTTCACGTCGGGGGCGGTGATGTCGACGTCGACAACACCCGCGCCGGCGTCGAGGGCGACGTTCTTGATGCCGTGCCAGGCGGCCCCGTTGTGGAGGGCGACCCGCACCGAACCCTTGACCGGCTTGTCGCTGATCTGGTCCATGCCGAGGTGCAGCCGCCGGTTGAACTGGTTCCAGGCGGAGCCGTGCGGGAGCAGGACGACGGTGGGCTGTGCGCCCGGTGCGACCGGGCCGGTGATCCATTGGGGCATGTCGGTCTCCTGAGAGGGCGTGGGAGCGGGGGCCGGGCTGGGCTGGAACGAGAGAGCCCAGGCGCGGAGTTCGGCGGTGGAGGCGAGGTGGCAGTAGTCGCGGTCGACCCCGTTGTCGCTGTACTGGTGGAACAGCCAAGCGGCTTGGATGCCGGGGTCGCCCGCGTTGCGTCCGGCCGTCGCGATCCACAGGAAGTCGCCGTAGTAACCGCTGGTGTCGACGTTGCGCCAGTAGTCCGTGTTGGCGTACATCCCCACCGGGTTGTGGGGAAGGCGGCCCTTCACGTACCGGAGCCAGGCCTCCTTGTAGGCGACCTGGGTGCTTTTCGGGACGTTGGCGTTCGCCGAGTCGTAGCCCTCCCAGTCGAGGACGACCAGGTCGCCGGGCTGCCAGTTGACCTGAGACAGGAAGTAATCCGCCTCGGCCTGCGGCGAGTTACCCATGTGCGGATAGTGATACGCGCCCCACACCAGGCCGTTGGCCTTGGCGTGGTCGCGCTGGGTGTGCCAGACCGGGTTGATGTACGACAGGCCCTCGGTGACCTTGACGAAGGCGAACGAGATGCCGGAGGTATCCGGCTGTGCGGGCTGGTACGAGGCCCAGTCCTGGCCGTAGATTCCCATGTCAGGCCGCCGTCGCGGTGGTCCAGACGGGCACGGTGACGTCGCCCTGCTGGGACAGCAGCCACCGCAGGTCCGGAGTCGTGAGGTAGCCGCGCCCGTCGACGCCCCAACCGGTGCCCCACGAGTTGGTGATCCAGTAGTCGCCGGTCGTCGCGTCGTACTGGGCGATCTCGACCTCGTGGCCGCCCGCGACGGCCGAGTTCTGGTCGACGACGATCCGGCCGTCACCGTCCGGGTCGAACATCGACTCCAGCCAGACGATTCCGATCATCACCGGGCCGTGCTGCAGCGCGGAGGTGAGCGCGGGCAGCGAGAAAGCGTGGCTGTAGCCGGTGGCGAGCCCGAGCGCCTTGAGTGCCTTGGCGACGCCGAGCCCGGAGCTGCCGGTGTCTGTCGGCGGGTAGTGCCCGGGGATCGAGTCGAGGAGCGTCGCCAGCGAGTACAGGCGGACCGCGAAATCCTCGTCGGGCGCGTACACGCCGGGGGTGAAAAGCCCGTGCGAGGCGCGTGCGGCAGCCGTCGAGATCGTCACCGACGTGAGGCCCGGCCTTGCGGCACTGTCCGTGACCAGCAAGCCCGTACCGGCGTTGGCCGTGCACGACCCGAGCTGGCCCTGATCCAAAACGGGAGCGCGCCGGGCCCACGACACGGACTTGATGGCCGTCTCCGGCAGCACGCCGTGCGCGTACTCCAGCGACCGCGGGTCATGCTCAACGTGCCGCCCGAACCGACCGCGGGCAGGCAGAAGCTCGATATGCGTCATGAGCCCTCCCGGGCATGGCGAAGCCGCCGGAGCGGTGAGGGAAAAGGGGTCAGCGGGACAGCCAGAACACTCGCAGCGCGCTGTTGAAGTCCGTGCCGGTGTACGTCGACAGCGTTCCGCCGGAGTCCTGGCGGGCCTGGAGCTCGACGTAGTCCGTGGTGCCGTTCATGACGAAGAAGTCGATCGCGGTGGCGCACCACCAGGAGGCGCCCGAGCCGCCGGCGACGGCCGCGCCGATGGACGTGGAGCCGTTCATGGTCAGGCGGGCGGCGCGCTGGGTCGTCGCCGAGCCGGCGAAAGCGGCGGTGCCGATCACGCAGTAGGTGCCCGCGACGGTCGGCGTGTAGCGGCTGTTGTTGGTGACGTTACTGTGCCCGCCGTCGGAGTCCAGGGTCGAGGTATCGATCGCGACGGAGATCCAGGTGGCGTTGGCGGCGGACTGTGAGGACGCCTGGTAGCCGCGGAAGACCGGCACGGCCAGCGCAAAATTATTGAGATCGCGCACCTGGGCGTTGAACAGGGCGGACGTGTTGAAGTTGCCGGGAACCTCGGTGGGAGGCGACGGTACGGTGCGGGCCATCGGCCCTCCCCTCAGTAGGCGAACGCTGTCGCATCGAACGCGGAGGCCGCGTCCCAGGTGGTCGGGTCCGTGATCCCCGCTGGCAACACCTCGTTGATCAGGTCCCCAGCCGTGTGGCTCTTGGTTGTCGGCGCGGTGAGGGTGAGGACCGCGCTGGTCCAGCCCGTTGAAGTCGCGCCGACCGCCGAGATCGTGATGGTCTCCTGGTTGGCCGTGTTCTGGCCCAAGACGATCTGCGTCCCCGCGGGCAGCTGCGCAGCCAGGGGGTTGGTGTTGTCCTGGCTGTTGTTGACCGTGATCGACGAGACGCCCGAGGCGACCGTGGTCTTCAGCGTCGTATGCCAGGCCGAGAAGATCGCATACGGGGTGAGGTCAACGGGCGAGCACTGGAGCGTGCAGAACGCCTCGGCTTGGTCGTCCATGTCCCACTGGATCGCCTCGACGAAGCACTCGATCTGAATAGGCGACGCAGGGCTGGGCGGACGGCGCATCACCCGGACCCGGGTGCCGAGTTCCAGGCTGAGCAGCACCGGCCACAGGGCCGGATTGGCCGACGGATGGAACTTGATCGAGCTGACGCGGATCGCAGGCTGCTTGTACCGGGAGAGCAGGTAGTTAGCAGCGTCCTGGCATTCCGCGGCTGACGACGAGTTGATGGTGCGGGTCAGCGTGCGCGGGAAGTACGCGGTGATCGAAGCCGAGTCCTGCGCGACGAACTGCTGGTTGGGGGTCTGCTGCGTGATCGTGACCCGGTTCGCCAGGTGGGTGGAGTCATAGTCCAGCTGACAGTCTTCATAGGGCCACTCGCCGAGGTCGGTCCGCTCCCCGAAGATGTACATCGGGGTGAGCGAGTTGTAGCGGGCGCCCCGGGAGCGGAAGTTGACGCGTCCGTCGGTGCCGATGAAGTGGCTGCCGTTCTCGGTGTCGACGACGCCCTGGAGCGCGCTGAGGCCGTCCTGTCCGCCAAATTCGGCCGGGCCCATCGAGGTGGTGAGTCCGGTCTGGAGGTTCGACAGAGCCGTCCATCCCGCATAGCCGAGAATGCGCTTGTACCGGGTGTCCGACGATTCCCCGGCGAAAGCGTTTTTCCACGCGTTGTAAAGGTTGGTGATGCCGACAGCACCGCCGCCTGCGATGCCGTTCCAGTCGGCGAACTCGGCGGCGAAGGCGAGGTCACCCTGGTAGTTGGCTGTGGTGCCGCCCCCGTTGGTGGCATCGACGTATCCACCGAGACTGTCGCTGATCAGTCCTGTCGGCGTGTACGTCGAAGGGATAGATCCGTAGAACGCGGCGAGCGCTCCATCCTGGGAGATCACCACCTGCTGAGTCGTTGTGTTGTAGCCAAAGATCAGAAAATGCCAGTTCCCGTCGGCGCAGTTGGTTGCACCGCCTGCCACATAGGTGCCCCCCGCCCCAGTGGGCCCCCGAAGATCCATGCTCGGATGCCCCGAGGTATCCAGATAGACAGCGATCAGAGATCCCGAAGGCGAGCCGCCGGAGCGCTGGCCATCCATACAGGACCACATGTAAGCACCGCCAGCGATGGCAGGGCCCGTGTAGCAAAAGGCGAGCGTGCGGACCCACAGGGCCGGGTTCGCCGGGCCCGTGATCCCCGACGACGTCAGTTTCAGATAGGTGGCTGGACCCGTAAGGAACTGGCCGGGGTTGGCGTTGGCGATGGCGACAACGGTGCCACCGGACCCGGTGAACACTCCGGTCGCCGGGTTCGTCGCTGTGATCTGGGTGCCGAACGTGAGGGACCCCGCCCCGTATTTGGACACAGCGACCTGCGCCTGCGGATAGTTGCCCGTGGCGTCGCTGGCCCCATTACTGTTCTGCGGGTCGTCCAACTTGAAAAGGAAACGCGGCGAATGGCTGTTGATTTCCTGGGTGAGCGGGTCCGACAACTGGACCTGTGACAGCAGGGACATGGCATCGACGCAGACAGGTGACGTCGTGCCGTAGGTGCCGTTGTGGGTCCACTGGGCGGGCCAGCGCTCCGTGAACCCCTCGAACATCGGATACCAGACCCCCGGCTGGACCCACGCCGAGGCGGTGGAGCCCCTCTCCAGCTGCCAGCCGTCGACCTGCACCGAGCACGTTGCAGCCGCGGTCGCCGCGACCATCACGCCGACGTCCATGCCCATCGCCCCCGCGGGGGCTGTCGCTGTCACGATGATCTGCGTCCATGCTGCGGTCGGCGAGCCGGTGAGGGTGACCGTCGAGCCGTAGGTGAAGCTGCTCGCCGGGGTGGCGTTGGGTGACAGGAACCAGCCGATCCCTGCCTTCACCTGGAGCGACGTGGCTGCGGTGACGTTCCGGACCCGCATCTGCATCGTGTACGTCTGGCCGGGCAGTGCGGCGGTCTGCGGGGTGCGGCAGATTTTCGCCGGGGCGGTGGTGCCCGACGGAATGCTGGCCTGGAGGACGTTGGCGCCCTGCCAGGCCGTCGCCGAGGCGGTGACGATGGCGCTGCCGCTGCTGTCGGTGTCGCTGAAAATGTCGGCGTTGAATGCGCTGGCGCCGACGGCGTAGCCGCCGAGGTCCCCGCCCGTCGCCTGGATCTGCGACAGGAGGTTGATGGACGGCGGCCACATGGCGCGCTTGCGGTAGGACTGGTAGGGCGCGATGTGCCCGTAGAACGGGCCGCCCGTGTTCGCCGGGTCGAGGCTGCCGTCCTTGTTGGCGAGCACTGTCTGGTACTCGCCTGAGCGGACCTGGTCGAGCTCGTACTGGCGGCCCCGCTGGATCGAGGAGCGTCCCCGCGTGGACGGAGTGACCTCGGTGTAGCGGTCCCACGGGGCGCCGGAGGAGCCGTTCCAGTACGAGCCCCAGCCCTCCTCGACGATGGGCCAGTTCGGATTGATCGCCACAGGTCGCCTCCCGTCACCGGTGGTAGGGCTGCCAGGTCTGGGAGTTGCGGGCGCCGAGCTGGAGCATCTGCCGCTGCATCACGTCGCGCAGGTCGCGCTCGGCGAGGATCGAGCCCTGCGGCGAGATGGTGACGTAGTTGTTGTTGACGACGGTGCCGCCCCCGCTACCCGCCAGAGCCAGGGCGGACCCGGACGTGCCGCCGGCCAGGGCAAGTTGGGGGTTGCCGAAACCGCGGGTTGTCGCTGTGGCCAAGTCGCGGGACGCGCCGACGGCAGCCGGGGCCCCCTGCTGGAGGCCCTGGACAAGTCCGGCGACGATGTTGACGCCGTGGCTCATGAACACCCGCGACGGCGAGAAGATCGACAGAACGGACTTGAACGCCCCGGACACGCTTGATCCAATGTTGGAGATGTAGGAGAACAGGGTGCTGGCGGCGGACTCGACGCCGTGGATCAGGCCCCAGATCAGGTCGGAGCCTGCGCTCCACAGCAGCGAGCCGAGGCTGCCGAGGGCCGACAAAACGCGGCCTGGAATTCCGTTGGCCCAGTTCATCAGGGTGAGCACGACGTTGATCGCCGCGTGCCAGGCCTGGCTGAATGCGCTGGTGGCCCAGTTCCACAGGCTTGATCCGAGGGACGACAGGGCGTTGAGGATCTTGCCGGGGAGTTCAATCACCCAGGTGACGTAGGCGGTCGCGACGGTCACGGCTGCGCTTTTCGCCCGGTTCCATGCCTCGGTCGCCCACGTCCACAGCTGCTTTCCCAAGGACGCCAGCGCGGACAGGATCTTGCCGGGCAGTCCGGCGATCCAGGTGACCAGACTGACCACAGTGTCGATCACTGCGTGGTAGGCCGTGGAGAACGCGTCGGAGATCTGCCGCCAGTACTTGGTGATCAGCAGGACGGCTATGCCGATCGGCCCGGTCAGGATCGCCAGCAGCAGCGGCCAGTGGGCCTTGATGAAATCGACGACCCAGCCGACGGCCGTGGCGATCCCGTGGAAGACCGGCTCGAACACGTTGTGCCACAGCCACATCGCGACCGTGGCGACCGCCCGGAATGCGGCCTGCACGATCTCGCGGAAGGTCTTTGAGTGGTTGTAGGCGTAGATCAGCACGGCGACCAGGGCCGCGATCGCGATGACGATCAGCGTGACCGGGTTGGCGTCCATCGCCGCGTTCAGCAGCCACTGGGCTAGCGCAGCCGCCTTCTCGGCGATGGACGTCGCAATCAACGCCACCTTCTCCGCCGTCCAGGCCACCGCCGCCCGCACGCTGGCAGCCACGGCCGTAGCCGTGGACTTCGCGTATTCGAGCGATGCCAAGGCCGCTGTCTTCATCGCGCCGCCCACGGCCTTGACGCCCTTGACGGTGCCCGACCATGCCGCCTCACCGGCCGCCTTCGTCGCGGTGGCCGCCTTCGAGCCGAAATCCGCCACGGCCTTACCCGCCGTCTGCGCCCCGGACTTCACGCCGTCCCAGGCGTACATGCCCTTGAGGCGCACCGTGTCGAGCGCCGAGACAGCTGCGGTACGCATCCCCGACGCCCCGGACTTGATCCCGTCCCAGGCATACATGCCCTTCAGGCGAAGGGTGTCGAAGGCGCTGCCCGCGCCCGACGTGATGCCACTCCAGGGAATCTTGCCTATGACGGTGCTGATGCCGCTCACGGCCTTGACCAGCGGGCTCAGCGCCCCGGCGATGAACTTGACGACGGCACCGGTCAGGACCACGCCGATCGCGACGGCGAGACCTTCGGTGATGGTCTTGTGCTTGGTGAAGAAGCCGATCACCGACGAGACAATGGGGATCAGCTTGGTGCCGATGGTGATGCCCGCGACCTCGACGCGCTCCTTGAGCTGCCCCATCTGCACGTTGAACGTTTTCTGGGTCTTGTCCCAGCCCTCGATGTTCTTGCCCGCGCCCTGCCCGGCCTTGCCGACCGCAGCGACGTTGTTCTTGAAGTCGCCCATGTTCTCGCCGCCGAGCATGAGGGCGGTGTTGAGGCCAGTGGCGCCGCCCATCATCTTCTTCATGGCGTCGTTGTAGGTCTGCTCAGCCGGGCCGCCCGACTTGAGCTGCGTGTTGAAGCCCTTGCTCTTGTTCTCCAGGGTCGCGAACTGGTTGGCGAGGTTGGCCTGGTCGACCGGCAGGGCCTTGATCTGCTTCTTCCACTCGGTGACGCTGAGGCTTCCGCTCGCATATGACTGTGCGAGCTTCTGCAGCGAGGGCGGCATCTGCGAGATCATCGCGGTGGCGTCCGCCGCGGCCTGCTTCGACGTGTTGAAGGCGTTGAGCAAAACCGTTCCGGCCGGGCCCATGTGTTGAAGAACGGCCTGCTGGAGCATCTGGATCGTGCCGGTCAGGCCGCGCTGCCCCAGGTGGGTGGAGACGTCGACACTGGACAGGCCCAGGCGCTGCATCTCCTGCACGGCCACGTTATTGGGGGCTTGCAGCGACCGGATGGAGAAGGCGAGTTCCTGGGTCGCTTCGCGGGCGCTGGTGCCGTGGTTGGTGAGGGTGGCGATGGCGCCGCCGACCTGGTCGAAGCCGAGGTGGGCGGAGGATGCGATCGGCAGGACCGTCGACAGCGAGCTGGAGAACTCGCTGAAGGTCATCTTGCCGTGTCCGACCGCCGCGACCATCTGGTTGGTGATCTGGACGGCGGCCGAGGCGGGCAGGTGGTAGCTCTTGAGCGCCGAGGTGACCGCGTTGGAAACCTCGGCCAGAGGCGCCTGCTCGGCTCGCGCGCCCTGTGCGGCAGCGGAGAGAACCTTCAAGCCGTCGGCGCCATGGAATCCGGCCGACTCCACCATGTACATGCCGTCAGCCAGCGACTTGGTGGACGTCCCGGTCTGCACCGCGATGTCCTTGACGCCCTGGGAGACCTTGCCGAGGTTCGCCTGCGACTCGCCGGCCGTCGTCACCAACTTCTGCATGGACGCCTGAAAATCACCAGCCATCTTGACGCTGACAACTGCGACGCCGACGCCGACCGCGGCAGTCTCGGCACCAACTTTCGACATGGCCGCCGAGACGCCGCCCATCTTGGCGGTGAACGACTCGCCCTCGGTCGCGGCCGTGCGCATACCCGAGGCGAACGGCGCGGTTTCTGCCCGCAGAATCACGAACAGGTCGGCGACCTCGGTCACGGCGCCCCCCTTTTGGATGGTCGGGTGGCGCCGGGGCCGTCGGTCAGGCGACGCGTGTCCAGCCGGCTCCGTAGGCCTCGGTGTAGATGGTGGCGGCGGCGATCTTTACCGCGAAGTGGAAGGCCGGAGCGAGGAAGGGATAGACGGCCCCGTTACGCAACCCGGTCTCCAGATAGAGGCCGTACTTGTTGGCCGGGGTCGGGCGGCGCCCGTAGGGCGGCGTGAAACCAACTCCGGTGCCGACTTTGGTCTCCCAGCCGGTGCCGACCTGCACGATGGGGCTATGGGTGATTGACCGGCGGAGTGTGCCGGAGATGATGGCGGGCCCCGAGCCCGGCCGCGCGGGGGTGCGCGTGCCGTATGCGTGCCGCCCCGACGATGCATTGATCTTTGCTTGCTTCTCGACGGCAGCAGCGAGCGGCTCCAGGGCGATACGGCCCCGAATCCGGCCCTCTTCCGACAGCTTCGCGAAGATCGCTGTGAATTCTCCCGGCTTCAGTTCCGGCATGGTTCACCCCATTCGCTGCGCCCGGTCGGCCTGGCGCTGCATGCGGTCGTTCTCTGCCTGCTCACGCTCGGCCAGTGCGTTGAGGAAGTCCAACGTGTATCGGCGCACGTACATAGGGGTGGCCTGGAGCTCGTCCCAGGACCATTTCATGCGTTTCATGAGGATGAAGTCGCCCCATTCGGCGGGAGCCCCGTCGGAACCCCAAGTGCCTTCGATCATCGACTCGACAGGCAGCAGGACGTCCTCGAAGTACTCCGAGCCGGGGCCTACGAAGGGTCGGCGACCTTCGCGAGCTCCTCACCGATGCGGTTGATGATGGCCATGGGCAGGCGGGCCACATTCTCCGCGGTGATGTCCGTCATCAGTGTCTGATCTACGGTTTCGAGGGCATCCAGCTGCTCCGCAAGGGCCTCGGGGTCGGCGTCGAGATCGATGGTGACCGCGGCGGCCGGTGCGCTTGCGTCGTACACGCGCCACGCGACGATCAGGTTGGCCATGACCTTGTACATGGCCTCGTTGGCTGCCTGCGGATCGAGCGGGTTGCCTTGGGCGTCGACCGCGATGTCCTGTGGGGTGAGTTCGGACGGGGGCAGCAGCTTCGGGTTGCGGATCAGGACGCTGACCCGGTCGCCGAGCTTCGGGAAGGCCAACAGGATGACGCGGCTGGTGTATCCGGCGGACATGGTTCTCCTTGCGGGTGAGGGCGTTGAGGGCGTGGTCCCTGGCCAGGCGCGACGCCCTCACGCGCGGCCCGACCAGGGAGTTGATCTCTAGTACGAGGTGGTCTGGTAGTTCTTCAGCACCGCCTGGACGGCACCGCCGTCGGTCGTGTTGTAGATCCCAGAGAGGCTGAAGTCGCCCTGCACGTAGGCCGATCCGAAGTCTCGCTTGCCCTTGTACCAGCCCGACTTGGACATGGTCAGGGACAGGGACTGGCCGCCGCGGGCCACCGGCTGCGCGAGCGCCGCCGTGGCCGCGGTCTGCGTGTAGTTGAGGTACAGGTTCATGTCGAGCTGGTTCTCGAAAATGCACTTGTAGGTGCCGTCGACCTCGATCGGCCCGGCGAACACCTCGCGCGGCGTCTGCGTACCATCACTGCTGGCGATGGCTTCGGTGGCGCGCTTGACGGTCGCGTCGAACGACAGGCCGCGCGTCGAGCTGGCCCCGCCGTTGGTCATGGTCCAGGACCAGCCGAGCAGCGGGTCATAGGTGCTGAACGTCTCCGACTGGGTGGTCTGCACGACGGACGGGAACGACACGTACTTCAGCGACGCAGTGACCACACCCTTCGGGTCAATCTTCAACTGGAGGTCGGAGAGGCGGCAGTACGAGCACGACAGTGTCTGCGTCGTGTCGTAGATCGTCAGCGAGTACGTCGGCAGCGGGGTCGTGGACTGCTTGAACGTGTGCGTGGTCTGCGACACCACGGTCACCGCCGAGTTGTGTCCCTGCGTCAGGCCCGTCGCCGGGACCGTGATCGGGATCGTGTACGGGCCTGAACCCGTCGGCGTCCCGGTGGTGGCGTACTCCACCTTGGTACCGGTATCGATCGCGATGATCGACCCAACGGGAATCGTCGCCGCCGTCGAAATCGACGTCGCCCCGGCAATCGTCGACGACGACAGCGTCGTGGACACCCCCGGCGTCACGACGTCCGGGCCGATGATCCCCGCCAGGAAGTGGCCCATCAGATCGGGATAGGCCATGACGTCCAACTGCCACTCGGCGTGAACGACGCCCTGGTACATGCCCTGCAGCACCGTGTCATTGCCGCGGACGGACTCGTCCTTCAGCTCGGTGAACATGTCCTCGAAGTCGCCCTTGGTGAAAGGGATTCCGACCGTGGGAGCCAGCCACGTGCCCGGGGTGACCTCCCTGGAGAGGCCGACAGTAGCGAGACGACTGATCTGGGTCACGGCTGCGGCTCCTCACCGACGGGCGCCGACTCGGCGGGCGCGGCCTTCTTGCTGCGGGTGGTCTTGGGGGCATCCGCCTCGCCGGGCGGCGCGTCCTCGACGGGTTCGAAACCGGCGATCGGGTGGGGCCAGTCGACGGTGTCGCCGGGCTGGACGGTCGCCGGGATGTCCGGCACGTCCACCGCGGCCTCGTGGGTACTGCGCTGAAGCACGGGGGCCTCCGGGCATGCGAAAGACCCCCGCGACAGCAGGGGCCAGAACGGGGTGAAGGTCAGCCGGTGATCTCGGTGTCGTCGGCGAAGTAGGTGATTTCGGCGTGGAATTCGGCGAAGCCGAGCGTCTGCTCGGGGTCGGTGAACCGCACCGTCACGTACTCGGGGTTCTCGGCCACGGACAGGAACCGACCGCCGTGGGACTTGTCGCCGACAAAGCCGCCGATGCGGGTCAGCAGCAGGTCGACGGCTGTATCGAAGGCCCGCTGATCGTCCTCGGCACGGCCCTGGCCGCTACTCAGCGGCCAGACCAGCTTGAGGGCGAACTCGTAGGTGGGCATCCTTCGGACGTGCGCGAACCGTTTCTCGTGGATCTGACGCCTGAGGACGAACACGTTCGAGGAGCGCTTGCCGGGGGTTCTCGGCTGGTACGCCTGGATGTTGCCCCACGGGCCGCCCACACTGGCCAACAGCGCCGGCAGGCCGTCGCCGGACGCGTTCAGCCAGGCGACCTCGCGGTCCACCGCGTCAGCAGTCGACACGCCTCACCTCCTGCGGCGTCGTGTGCGGATGCGGGTGGACTTCTTTACGTGGTGGCGGCCGAAGTGCGTGCCCCGGTGGTGTCGCAGCCCGAACCGAGTCGTGCGGTTGTGGTGGTGGCGGAGCCCGAAATGAGTGGCCATGCGGCTGACGCGCTTCCGTCCGCTACGGGTGCGGTGCGCTGTGGTGGTCCTGTGCCCGGCCACCCGTGGATGCGTCGTCCCGGGACGTCGCCCGGCCGTCGGGTGATGCCGCCCTTTCAGCCGGGACGAGATCTTCGCCCGTGTCGCCGCGGACACCGCGTGCCCTTTGTGGTGGCGGCCCTTGAGCTTGGCGGAGATCTTCGCCCGGGTGGTTGCCGAGAGGCGGTGTCCCTTGTGGCGGGGGTGTTTGCCCCTGAGGGCGCGGGCGATCTTGGCGCGTGCCGCTGCCGAGATCTTGTGGCCCTTGTGGGGGTGTTTCTTGCCCTTCATGCGGGCCGAGAGTTTCGCCCGGGTTGCGGCCGACACCACCCGCTTGCGGCGGGCCACGGTCAGCGCCGGGTGTACGGGGCGAGCATCTCCAGCGCGTCCGACCTGAGCGCGTCCGGGTCATGCCCGGAGCGTCCGTCGACGGGGTCGAGCTGCTTCACCGCCATCGACGCGGCCATGTACTGGCACGCCTGCACGAGGTCGGCGGGCACCGTGCTGTAGCCGCCCGAATAGACCACCTGAATTGTGGTGCCCGGCGGGACGAACGTGCCCAAGGCGAAACGCACATGCCCGGTGTCAGGCTCGTACTGGATCGCCGAGACGGACACGGACTGCTGCCCGGAGAATGACCTGAACAGGCTGATTGAGGAGATGCTGCCCGTCCACAACTCCGGGTAGCGGGGCGGGTGCTCGCGGACCCAGAAATGCCGGGTCAGCAGCGTCGAGCCGAGCGACTGGGCGCGGGAGAAGCCGAGTTGCGACGTCGGATCGAGGGGGACGTAGGCGTCCATCGCATCCTCAATGTCCATCGCGTCCGCGCGCTGCGTCTCCACCACCCCCGTAAACGGCGCCAGGCGCCGGTCGCATGCCGACTCGCAGGCGCGCGTGGCCTGGAGCATCAAGTTCGACTGGGCCGTGGTCGAGTAGCCGGACACCAGGTTCGCGAACGGGCCTTCAGTGAAGGACGCCACTGACGCAAGAGGGGTCGGATTGTCGACAGCCAAGCCCGCTCACCCCCTTCTTCCGTAGGCGGACGGGCGGTTGCTGCTACTCGGAGTTCTCGGACTGCGCCGTCTTGCGGGGGCGCCCACGTTTCGTCCGGGCCGGCGCCTCGACGACCTCGGCATCGGCCTCCGCCGCAGCCGTCTCACCGTCGTCGGCGGGTGCCTCGATCACCTCAGCAGGTGCCTCGGCGGCGGCCCCGTCCTGCTTGCCGCCGCTGGCGGCCGGCGCTTCGGCTTCGACGAAACCTGCGTCGGGGATGGCCATGAGATCGAGACCGAGGTCGTCAGGGACCTCCACCACGTCCTGATCCGTGTTCCACACCAGATCACCGGGGGCCGTGCCCGGCACCAGCCGGGTCTTGCGAAGCCACATCTGCCTGCCCTCCTGTCGTCTTCGCTGTCTTCTTCACGGATTTCAGCAGCTTCTTGAGGAGCTTCTTCTCCGTCTTGTCCAGCTGCTTGGGGTCCTGGATGGCTTCCCAGCGGCGGAAGAAGTCCTCCTCGAAGGAGACGTGCGCTGGGCACACCATGTAGCCCTTGACGATCGTCTGCGCCGGAACCTGGTCGCCGTGGAACAAGTCCACGACACACAGACCGGGCGGGGGCGGCATGTCCGCCACAGGAGACCTCCAGGAATGGCGAGAGGCCCGCGCGCGGCGCGGGCCTCTCGGGGGGGGGCGAACCGTCGACCGGCCCTTACAGGGCTGCGGCCACTCGCGAGAGCCTCCCGACGTACTTAGGCGCCCGGACAGCGAGCGTCGAGTCCGTCAATACAGCGAACGGGAGCGAGTCGGGGCTGGTGACGGTAGGCGCCAGCGGCAGGATCTGCATGTCGCGCACGTAGGGGCGGACCAGGAAGTTCGGGTCCCTCGGCACGAGGTAGATGTCCTCCTGTGCGGCGTTGCCCGAGGAGCGGGGCAGCGCACCGGTGTTGGTGCCCTGGTAGCCGGTCGCGCCGGTGTTGCCGGAACTGTTGGTGAGCAGGTTCGACCCGATGTCGATGATCGAGGTGACCGCAGTGCCGGTCGTGTCGAATGCGTCGACGGTACCGAGGAGGGACTCGGTGCCGGTCGACGTGGACCGGTAGACCTTGTACAGGATCGGGGAGGCGCCGTCCGGCAGGCCGGTCGGCGTGGAGAAGCTCAGGGTCACGGTGGAGGTGGTGCCGGTGGTGACCTGGGAGACCTCAGTGGACGCACCGATCTCACCGAACCGCGCCACGACAGCGGAGACCTTGTAGTAGTAGGTCGCCGCCGCGAGGCTGCCGCCGGTGGTGGCGGTCGCCGTGGCGACGGTGCTCATGGTGTTGGTGCGCGGCGACAGGAACGACGACCTGATGATGGGGATGTCGCGGTACGTCGGCACGTTCAGGCCGCCGCCGAGCGCGGTGGTGGGTGCGGTGAATCGCTGCTGGGCGACGAACGCCTGCGACACGGCCGAGGCCATGCGCGGCGACATGACGAGCATGAAGTTCGAGCCGGGCAACATCGCGGCGTTGGTGTCCACCAGGTCGATGAGCTGGTCGAGGTAGTGCAGCGAAAAGCTGCTGTTGACGTCGATGGCGTTGACGTAGTTGTTGGAGCCGGCGCCCGCCGTCCAGTTGCTGACGAGGTAGTCCAGGCCGGAGCAGATCGGGTACTGGCCGTTCGCGGTGGCGCCGTCGCTGCCCCAGATGAACGAGTTCTCCAGGGTGTACAGCATTGACGTGACGGTGCCGTCGAGTTCGATCTGCCGGAGGTCACCTACGACGTCCCTCGTGACCGCCTGGGCGAAGCCGGTCACGGCGCCGACGGCCTGGAACAAGCGGATGTTGAACACGGCCTGCTCGTAGGTGCTGTTGCCGATCGGGCGGGCGCCGCCGTCGACGACACCACCGGAGTCCGGGCGGGACACGCGGCGGTTGAAGAAGTACTGCGTGCTGTTCCAGGCGCGGGTGGGGATCACCGCGAGGAGCGGCGAGTACCGGCGCTGGTATTCCAGGAGCAGTGGGTCGATGCTCTTGGGGATAAGCGGACTTACGGCACCTGCCGTAGTGATGGCTTCTTCCAGCTCAGTGGGCATGGAAGCGCCTCCTTTTCATGCGAAAGCCCCGCACCGTGGTGGCCGGGCGGGGCTGGAAGTGACGGGGGATGCGAAAGGCCCCACCGGGGGTGAGGCCTTGGAGGAGGTGCTGCTGCCTACTGGGCGGCGTTCTGGGGGGCTGCGGGGATGCCGATGGCGCCGAGGAGGATGCTCGCCCGGTCCTCGAACAGGTCGGCTGCGGTGTCGGGGGCCTTGTCGTTCTCGTGGACGCGGTAGCCCTGGCGCGCGGGGAGGCCGTTCTCGCGGAGGAGGGTCTCGCGCAGTTCGTCGCGCTGCTGGGTGAGCGCTTCGGTGAGCTTGGCGTCGAAGGAGGCCTGGAGATCGGCGACGGTCTCTGCGAGGGCGGCCTTGCGTGCCTTCTTCGACTCCTTGGCCTCCTTGGCGGGCTTCGCCTCGGCGGTCTCCTTGGCTTCGGTCTGCGGCTGTGCGGGGGCCTTCTCGCCGACGGCGGCGAGGACCGGGGCCATGGCTTCCTTGAGGCTGTTGCCGAAGATCGCGCCGAGAGCTGCGAGGTCGGCGTCGGTGAGAGACCGGGCGGGGGCTGCCTCGGCCTGGGTGGATTCCTTGGTGGGCTCGCCCATGGCGGCCTCCTCCTCGGTGTTGGTGGTGGCCGCGCCCTGGGCGGGCGGGGCGGTCTCTGCGGGGGCGTCGGTCGCGGGGCGATCGGCCGGGAAGGGCCGGTATGACCCCGCTCCCTTCGCCTCCTGGCGCAGGAGGATGCGTAGGACGGCCTCATCGAGGCCATCCAGGTCCGAGGGCCTCGGGCGCATCTGATTCGACACGAGGTTCTGCAGAGCGCTATCTGTGAGGGCGCCTTCTCCGGCCTGGATGCGTACCTCGTTGACGGTTTGGAAGCCAGCCGGGGCGGATTCCATGCTGTCGTCCGCGCTCACGCCTTCGTCGCCGCTGTCGCCGTCGGTGTCGGCGTGGGGGGCGCCGTCGATGTCGATGTCGGCGTCCATGTCGGGGTCCATCGCCTGGAGGGCGTCGACGGCGGCGGTCATGGCGGCGGCGGTGATGACGCGGAGTTCGGCGGGGTCGATGCCGCAGGCGCGCATGGTGAGGGAGATCGGGCCGTTGTAGGCGTCGATGCAGAATCCTGCGCCGCCGCCGGGTCCGTCGGGGTAGTACTCGCGGATCTCCCCGAGCCGGGTACTGGCGGTCTCCTTCATGCTGCCGTCCTTGTTCCAGGTGTCGGGGATCATGCCGGTGAGGCCGAGGGCCTTGGCGCGGGCGATGATGTGGGCGCGGATCCGGTCGTGGTCGGCGCCGCCCCGGCCAACTGCCTTGATGGCCTTGCGGAGATCCGACTTGGACTTGATGGGGTACGACGGATCGCCCTGGGCGTTGGTCATCGCCTGGCCCTTGTCGGCCATGTCGCGCTTCTGCTTCGCCGAGTACGCCTCGTTCGCGACGATCGTGCGGGCGGCTGCCGCGATCTGCTGCCCCCAGGTCGGGTCAACCCGTTCCTGGTTCCAGGTGAGCGCAAGCTCTCCGACCGGGCCGTCTGCGGTGATGCGGTGGAACTCGTGCGGGCCCGCAGGCGGCGCCTCTTCGGTGATGGGCTCGACGGTGGCTTCGATGCTTTCGCTGATCGGCGTGCGCCCGGCCATCGACTCGGCCGGTGCACGACCATCCAGGTACGAGGCTGCGGCCACCGACGCGCCAGGCACACCGGGGGTCGCCGTGAAGTCCAGCGCGTCGATCTCCAGGTCGTCTCCGGTGGTGACGCTCTCGCCGTCGTGCTTGACCTGCTTGACCGGGCCGAGCCAGTAACCGTGGATAGACACGGACTTGAGAGCGGGTTCCTTGCCGGTGATGAGGGCCGCGATGTCGCGCCCGGCCGCCGTGTCGTAGAGGTCGGCGCGGTAGCGGGCCGCGCCGTCTTCGCCGACCTTGACGTCGGTGAGGCGGCCGACGATGCGGGTGCTGTCATCCCCGGCCTCGTGGTGCGAACGCATGACGATGGGCAGACCGTCGGGGTCGGCGATCCGCTCGGACATCCGCGCAGCCGCCTTGGCGATCAACTCGGCTGAGTACAGGCGTCGGTTACGGGACACGCCGGGGGTGAGCATCGTGCCCGAGATGGTGGCGATCCGCTTGTCCACTAGGCCCTCCCCTTGCGCGTGGTGATGGTCGGCCTCGGTTGGCGGCGGGTTCCGGCGACGAGGCGCAGGATCGCGGCCCGCACGCGCGGGTTGGTGTCGATCGCTTCGAGGAGCCGTTCAGTGAACTCGGCCTCGTCGGCTGCGGCTTCAACGTCGGCGAGCGTCACGGCCTTGCGGGTAGCGCGCTTCTTGGGCGGGATCTCGTACACGTTGATCACCGCCCGACCACCGACGCCGAGAACGTGATCGCCGTTGGGCTCCCTGTGCTGCTCCACCCGAAGCGAGCCGTGCCCGTGAGCACCGCGGTGACGACGCCGGTAGCGGCCGGGAACGGGCCGATCTGCACGCTGGTCACCCCGGCGCTGGTCAGGGATCCGCTCGTCCACACCCGGTACCAGACGCCGTCGGAGCCGAGCCGGTCCGCGAAGAAGGTGACAGCTGGGCTGCTGCCGCCGGTGAAGCCCACGAGGGTGATGTCGACTGCGAGCGCGGACACGGCCGCGGTCGAGAAGGACACCCCGGCGTTGCTCACCGCCTGAGCGCCAGACAGGTAGGTGATGAACGTCGTGGTCGTCGTGGACGTGGTCACCGGCACGCTCGTGCCGCCCACCACGCCCTGGATCGACGTGACGCTGGACGCCGGACTGCCCGCCGTACCGGAGGCGGAGCCGATCACGTTGCCGTTGTTGTCGACCGGCGTGAACACCGGATTTGTAGGCATCAGATCCTCCAGGTCTCAGAGCGGCACCAGGCAGCAGCGGCAGCGGGCGTGAGCGGGCAACGTCGGCGCGCCGAGCAGGCTGTAGGGGCTGGCGGTCTCTCGGGACAGGCAGAGCTCGCAGACGCGTGCGTCGCCTGCGGTCATCCAGACCACCGCTTGGGCGCCGGCGCCGAGGTAGGCGGCGAGCATTCCGGCCCCGTAGGCGGCGGAAACTGTGACGTCGGCGGCGAGCTCCACGTCGAGTCCCTCATCGAGGGTGACCTCGGCGTCACCCGCAGGGTCTTCGTCGCTGTCGGCCATGGAGCGTCCGGCCCGGGTGGCGCCGGCTGTCAAGGCGGAGGAGAGGACGGCGGTCGCGGTGGCGTCGGCTCTGTCGTCGCTCAAGTCGGGTGAGCCGATGGCGTAGGGGTTCTCGGGTTCGTCGAGGTCGCTGTCGTCGGCCTCGTCGCGGGTGACGAGGGCATGTCCGGCGGTCCATCCGGCTCGGTGGGCGCGCTGCGCGGCGAGAGCGAGGGCGGCTCGGGTGCGGCGCCAACTGCGGGCGGCGAGCGTCGCGGCGACGGCTTGGGCTGCCGCTTGCCGCCGGTGCCGCTCCGCAGGGGTGAGCGCTTCGCCGATTGCGAGCCGCCAGGCGTCGACGGCCGGACCCAGGTTGAGGCCGTGCAGGTCGGCCCGCCAGGCCGCGCTGACGATCGCGTCAGCGGTGGCGTGCAGGGCGAGGCGGCGGGCGTAAACCGGCCGCCAGATGCCTTGGAGGCTGCCGATCTGGAGGGTGGCGTCAGGCACGGCCACCCCCTCAACTCAGCCGATCCGCTTGGCGATCAGCGGCCCTACGTCCTGCGCGCGCGTCGGATGCCCGGGTCCCATAGAGGTCACCATCCCTCCTGCTCGATGGGGGCGAGGAATTCGTCGGGGCCCGGCAGGCCGTGGCAGGCCATGTAGTCGGCGAGTTCCTCCATAGAAAGGAACGGGCCCGCGAGATGGCCCGCGTTGTGGGCGTACCAGCGGACGTGGAAGCCGCCGAGCCGGTCGGCATCCAGCTCATTGGCGTGTCCTCGCAGCGCGGTCACAGTTTGGCCAGGGCTTCGTCGAGACAGCGCCGGTACAGGTCGTCCCACAGTTCCTCCGGCGGTTCACCTTGCGCGGCGTCCTTGGCGAGGCCGGGGCCGTCCTCGGGGTCCTGGGGGCCGTCGCCGGTGGGCGGTGGCACCAGATCGTTCGGGTCGGGCGGAGCCTCGCCGGGCGCCGGGGCTTGTGCCTGGGAGCCGAGATTCTTGGTGATGAACGACTTGGCGAGGTCGCCCATGTTCGACCAGTCGGCGATGAACGTGCGCTCCATGAAGATCGCGTCGTCACCGCCGTCGACGGGGGGTTCGCCGATCTCGGCACGCCACCGGTTGAGGGTGTACGCGCCGTTGCGCAGCCTCGTCTCCCGGATATCCTCGACGATCTTCGAGTCCCGGAAGTCGATCTCCTCGAATTCCAGGTGCCAGTCGGTGATCCCGAACCCGAGCTGGAGCAGGTGGAAGTTCAGCTTCTCCAGGATCAGGTTGGCGATCGGGATGATCGTGTTGACGCGGAACGTCTTGTCCTGCGCCTCGCCTGTACCGCCGCCGAGGTTGCCGGTCTCGATGATCCCCAACTTCGCTGGGGGCACTCCGAACGACGCGATGATCTGGTCGCGCAGCTGCCTGTCGGCGTCCAGGTAGTCGGTTACCTTCCGCTGGTCCAGGACGCCAACCACGCCGTTCCCGGTCGTGACCACCGGCTCGCCGACAGCCTTCGGGCCGAGGTTGAAGACGCGGTACATCTCGCGCCATTTCTGCACGTCGCTGTCGCTGTAGTGCCCCAGGTCGACATGCAACCGGGGCGGATCGCCGCGCCGGAAACACTCCTTGAGCGTGGCCATGGTGAACAACCACGCAGTCACGGGCAACAGCACCTTCTGCGCTGGGCTGACGCCGTACAGGCCGCCGCGGGGAGCGTCGAGGCTGATGTGGATGACCTGGTCCGCGTCGAAGCGCGCGATACGGACGCCGTCGACGTCCTGGATGTAGCCGGACACCTCGCCGTGCTCGTCGGACACCACGGTCATCGTGGTGGCGTCCAGCGTGTACAGGGCAACCGGCTCCCCCAGGAGAGCAACGACCTCCAGGTAAGCGTCGCCGAACAGCAGCAGGTCCGTCGCGACGTTCCGCAGCAGCTGGACCATGTCCTCGCGGGCGTTGCAGAACCGCATCAGCCGCCGCAACCGCGCCACCTGCGGGGTCTCGGGCGCAGTTCCGGCCCCGGCAGGGTCGTTCTCCGGTACGGCCTGGAGGCCGCCGGCGGTGACGGTCCGCGCGATCAGGTCGACGCAGGCGGAGACCCAGTTGCACGACATGTAGGCCTGGTGGAGCTGGGCGAGAACCTGCTGCCGCTCCGACGTCGCCGACGTCAGGCTGCTCGTGTTCTGGATGTTGAGTGGGAGACCGTACTCGTAACCGACCCGCCGTACCTGCGCCGGGGTCGGCGCCTCCAGCGACTCGACGACCGCCTGCTCGGCGACGGGGGTGCGCCCGAGGCGCTCGCGCAGCCAGCTCACAGCGCCCACGGGTCACCCCCTGTCAGGATCGGGAAGCTGCCGATCGACGGGACCGCCGGTACGGGCCTGTTGCTGCTCGTGGCGTTCGGGTCGAGAACTGGGGCCACCGGATCCGGCGCCGGGAAGTGGAAGCGCGCCCCGCCACCCAAGTTGATCAACAGGTAGCGGCCCGCGTCGTATGCATGGTCCTCGGCGTTGGTGTCGACGTCCTCCGGGTTGCCGCTCATGGCATGTGGCAGGACCGGCAGCGTGCGGATCAGATTCGCGCAGGTCGTGAACACGTGCACCTTCGGGCACGTCTCCCAGCCCTGGGCACGGTGGTGCGGGCAGGCCGGGGCTTCCGCAAGGTAGGAGTGCCAGCGCTGCAGCCCGGACAGGCGGGAGCCAGGCCCCTTGCCTGCCGGGGTGAGCGGCACGCCGTGCTGGCCATAGACGTCGGCAACAGCCTGCGCGTCGCCCCGGGTTGCCCACATCGAATCGTCGGCGTAGCGGGCCGCAACCTGCTCGTCCGACCCTTCGGCGGCCAGGATCCGGCGGGCCTGTTCGGCCTCGCCGACCTGGGTGGCGTACAGCTCGCGGTAGAACCAGACCCGACCGTCCTCGTCGACAGCCGCCCACAGCACACACCAGGGAGCGGTGTAGCCCCAGTCGATACCGACATAGCGACGCCACGATGCGGGAAGGGCGATCGGGGCGATGGTGTGGCGGTCGTGCCGCCATTCGCTGAGGGCCTGTCCCATGAAAGAGTCCCAGTCCCCGTCGAGGAAGGCCCGGCGGAGCTTGTCCGGGAGCGCTTTGAGGTCGTCGGCGTACTCGGGATTGATGTGCGGGTTGTCGGTGAGCTTGGACGGGATGAAGCGGACCGTCCTGCCGCGCTCGTCGATGACGACACGCTGCCCGTAGCCGGTGGCGTCGACATACCGCTGCTTGACCGTGCCGTGTCCTGGGCCGCCGGGGTTGGTGCCGGCTCGCACTCCGATGACCGGTACGTCGCCGCGGCCGGTGCGCAGCCGCGACTCCAGGAACGCGACTACGTCGGGCGGGGTCAGTGTCAGCTCGTCGAACATCAGCAGCTGGTACTGGCCGCCCTGGCGGCGGGTGGAGTCCTTGAGGGACTCGGCGTAGCGGAACATCAGGAGACTGCCGTTGGGGAAGCGCAGTTCGTATTCGGTGCCGTTCCAGGAGGCCCCGAGAGCTCCGGCGTAGCCGACCGCCGCGAGTTCGGCGAGCAGGGATTCCTTGAGCTCGCCGTAGGTGCGGCGGAATGCCCCGACGCGGATTCCGGGGTAGCGGACGCAGGCCCGGATCGCCTCCATGGTCAGTGCCTTCGACTTGCCCCCGCCGGCCGCGCCGCCCATGAGGACGGCGAATTCCTCGGCGTCGTGGAACAGCTGCTGCCGGGCGGTGGGGGTGTAGTCGAGGAGGCCGAACACGTCGATGCGGCGGAGCCGTTCGGCCTCGCGTCGCCGGACTTCAGCCTGGAGGGCTTTCAGCTCCTCCATCTTCTGAATCTTGAGCTTCAATAGCGGCGAGCTGTTCCCGGGCTTCGATGAGGGCGTGGTCGAGGGCATCGACGGTGAACACCCCCTCGATCCTGGTGGCGGCGTCAAGACCTCGCAGCTTTGCCACCCGGTCGCCGATCTTCACAAGCCGGTCCATGGCCGCCAGCTTCGGCCCCGGATCGAGCAGTGGCTGACCCGTCTCAGGGTCCTCGACGAGCCTCCCGCCAGGCGTGATCACGTAGTGCCGGGCGCGCATCACCACGTGAGCTTCTTCGGCGAGGTGCTCCAGCTCGGCGAGCTGTTCTTCGCGGTACACCTCGACACCGATGCGGAGTCCGGCGATGTTCTCTTCCAGCGTCCGGTAGAAATCCTTGGACGCGGCGTTGGCGTTGGCGTACCCAAGTTCCTCGTAGATCTGCGAATACGGGACTTTACGGCGCCGGTACTCGACGAGCTTGGCGCGCCGGTCGGCGGTCGCGGCGCGTTCAGCGCGGGGACGTGGCATCGGATCCCCCCTTGCTCAGTGCCAGCCGGGTGGGAGTTCCTGCGGCGCGGGGTCCGGTTCGGGTGCGGGGAGCGGCTCGGGCGTGCAGTCGCAGGCGGGCAGCGTCTTCGCGTTGGGTGCGGTGCACGCTTTGGTGTGGATGCGGGCGGCGGCGTCCTGGCCGATGGCGTGGTGGATGCAGGCGCCGACGGCCCGTGTGACGTCCGTCTGCGTGGGCAGCGGTCCGAAGTCGGGCGGCTGCTGCTGCGGGTCGGCGAGGAGGGTGAGTTCGTCGCGGCGGGTCTGGATGGCGTGCAGGTAGTCGGCGAACTCCGGGTCGGTGAGGCGGCGTTGCCAGTGCACGAGAGCTTCGCCGCCGCACAGCCCGCAGGCGAGCGGCGGCGACACCGGGCCGGGAGCCGGGATGGGCGCGGCCAGGGGCTCCGTCATGTCGGCCTCCTCAGGTGATGGTGAGCAGGCCGACGTTGATGACCGGGATCTCGGGACTGTCCATGATTTTGATCCATATGGTGTAGGTGCCCGGGGTGAGCGTGACCGTGCCGCCGGGCCCGACCAGGCACTGTGCCAAGTAAGCGTTGCCGGGCGGGCGGGGCTGGGTGCCGTCCCAGGACCCGGCTTTCCAGTCGGGCCCGGTGGGGGTTCCACTGCCGGTGAGGAACGCGAACTGCACGACGTCACCGGTCGGGTTGAGGGGGTTCCCGCCGACGGTCGCGATGACCGACGCCTGGACGTACTGGAGGCTTGCCGCGGACTGTGTGATCGTCACTTGCCCCCCTTGGCGCGCCATCGGTGAATCATGCGCGTGATCCGCCAGCGCGGGTCGGGGTCCGGGCCCGTCTGCCAGCGGCCCTGCCCCTGGCCCACCTGCCACCGGCCGGGCCCCGCAGATACGGCCCACCGCAGGAGCGGGCCGACGGCCCGGACCACGAGATCGCCGGAGCGCGCGAGGAGCATCGTGGTGGCCGAGTTGGTGGCGACGGTCGCGGCGAGCCGCTGGATGTAGCGGCGGGCGCTGACGATGCCTGTCGTCACCGTTACGGTGGCCTGGCGGGTGATGGCCGCCGCCCGGGCGGCCGTGCCGGTGGCCGTCACGGCTGCCTGCCGGATCAGCATGGTCGAGCGCTGCACCGCCGGAGCCGCGTCCACCGCCGCGGTGCGCCGCAGGCCGACCACCCTGCCGATGCTGCCGGTAAGCCCGGCGACCGCCGCGAGGGCGATGGTGCGCGCACCTTGCAGCGCCACGCTGCCGGTGGTGGAGGTGGTGGCAGCCAGGGTCCGCAGGAAGTGGCGGGCGCTGGCCGCCGCAGCAGTCACGGCCACGGCGGCCGGGCGGGCGAGCGCGGTTGCGCGTTGCAGGGTCGCCCTGTTCGTCGCGGCGGCAGCCCGGCCGAGGCCGGTGGCGCGCAGCACCGACGGGCTGCTGGTCGCGGTGGCCGTGAGCGTCGTCGCCCACGCGCGGACGGCACTCACGCCGGTCGCGGCGATGGCGGTACGTCGGAGTGCCGCAGCCCGCAGCGCTGTTGCGCCTGCCGCCATGCTGGCCGTCAGGACTGTCGTCGAGGTACGGACGGCGTTCGCGCTCGTCGAGACCGTGGCCGTCAGCCTGGTGGTCAGGGCCCGCTGTACACCGGCCGCTGTGTTCGCCGTCGCCGCCAAGGTCTTGGCCGTCATCCGGCCGACTGTGGAGAGCGTCGTCGCCGTGGCGGTGCGGGCCAGTCCGGCAAGCCGCTGGGCGCCGGCGGCGGTCGAGGCGGTTGCGGCCAGGGCGCGGGACCATGTCATCCGTATCGCGGCCGTGGCGCCGGCACTGACTGTCGCCGTTCTGGCCAGGCCTGCGGCGCGCGCCGCAGAGGCCGTGCCGGTGACCGCCGCCGCTTTGGCCAGCGCCGCAGCGCGCGCCAGGGACACGCTGGTGGTGGCCGTGGCCGTAAGCGCCTTGGTCACTGCCCGGACCAGGCTGGTCGCCGTGGCGAGGGTTGTCAACCGTGGCAGAGTCGTGGCTCGCCGTGAGCCGCCCGTTGTTCCGGCGGTGCCCTGGCGGCTGAGCGTCCCGGTGCGAGTCACGCCCGCCGCCGTCGCGGCCGTGACCGTGCGGGCGAGTGCTGCGGTGCGGGTGACGCTGAGGGTGGTCGTGGTCGTGGCGGCGCGGGGCAATGCCGTGGCGCGCTGGGGTGTCGCGGTGCTGGCGATGCTCGAAGTCCGGGGCAGGCCCGTCTGTCGCAGCGTCCCGGCGAGCGTACCGGTCGTTCCCGCCCGCTGAAGTCCAGTGAGCCGCTGAACTGTCGAGGTCGTGGCTGCCGCCGCCGATCGGGGCAGCCCCGCCAGCCGCAGGACCGTGGCGCTGGTGAGTGCCGTTGCCGTTCTGGGCAGTGCCGTCAGCCGCACGAGGTTGCCGCCGGTCGACACGGTCGCCGTGGCGCTAATGTTGTAGTTGTGGGGGCCTGTGGTGAGGTCGGTTCCGAGGCGGATCCGGTCTGGGATCGACCGCCCGAGACGTGCCACGGCAGCCCCCGCTTAGATGAGTTCGATCCAGCGGGCGTAGATGATCGCGTTGACGGTGGCCGCGGTGTTGATGCGGAACTGCAGGTACTGGGCCGATGATCCGCCGAAGCGCGGGTAGTCCTCCAGCGGCCAGATCTTCGCGTAGGCCGAGAAGACCTGCTGCCGGTCGACGGGCCGCAACGTCGTGTTGGAGGTGATCGCGCCGTTGCCGAAGCCGGTCGCACCCGTGCCCATCGTCAGGCGGCTGTTCGACAGGGTGTAGTTGTCGATCGCCGGAAACACCGTCGTCGTGGTGTGCGCGGTGGTCACCGTCGACGCGGTGGCCGTCGAGGCGACCTCAAGGACTGCGGCAGTGGTCTGCACCGCAGCCAGCGACACGCCCCACTCGACGAGAGCGATCTGTCCGTTCGCGGGGATGCCCAGCTGCAAGGCGACCTTGGCGCCTGCGGCGTAGGAGGTGCCGCCGTCGACGTTCGTCGTCGTCGACAGGGCCGAGTTGTAGGCCTGGAACTGGGAGCCGGCCACCGGAGCCTCCTACCAGACGTGGGAGCGGACGATGGCCGGGGCCCGGTTGAGGAGGGCCTGTTCCGGGGGGTAGCCGAAGAACATTTCGTCGCAGTAGTACAGCTGGCTGCCTGCGGTGGCGGTGATGACGATGATCGGGATGCACTGCTGGGTCGTGGCGACCGGGGTCATGGGGGCGCCGATCTGGGTCCAGACGCTGGCGGGGGCGGTGGTGTCCGCGCCGACGCCGGTGGAGATGTACGTCGTGGCGGTGTACCAGTCGACCTCGATGTGCGCGGTGACCTGCACAGGTGGGTAGAGCCAGTAGGACGCCGTGTACTGGGCGCTCACGCTGAGTCCGGTGATGCGGTTGGCGGTGTTGGCGGAGATGGTGCCCGATGCGGTGGAGGTGAGGCGGAGGCTGTGGGTGCCGTCGCGGGCCTGGGTGGTGGACTGGGCGATGGTCGTGTTGCCTCCGGCAGCCCAGCCGGTGATGTCGGTCTCGACGCTCTCGTCGTTGTACGTCAGCAGGTTGCCGGTCAGCGCCACTACGTGATCTTCACGGTCAAGGTATAGGTCACAGCGTCATTGATCGCCAAGGTCTGCGACCCGTGATCCGCATGAAAGAACAGCGTCCCGTTCGTGCCAGCCGTCGACCCCGGAATGTTCCCCAGCGTCACCGTGTCGCCGTTCGACTGCGTCACCGCCGTCGACCCGTTCGCCGCCCGCGCCAGGGTCAGTGCCGTCGACCCGGACCCGGCGGTCACCTGCATGACCTCGCCCCGGCACTGGATGTAGGTGCCGTTGGCGGGGGTGTAGGACGCCGACGCCGTACCCGACGTGCCGCCGGTACCGGTCGGAGCGGTCGCCCACGTGAAGCTGAAGGGCTTCGACGAGGCGTCGGACAGGGCGACTTCGGCGATCGTCTGCCCCGAGGCGGACGTGAACGTGCCCGTCACCTGGTACGTGTCGTTCGCCGTGGTCGTGGTCTGCTGCGAACTGGTGCCCGCAACCCTGGCCTCGGCGGCTTCCTTGTACAGGGCGACGTCCGTGACCGCGGCAGTCAGCGAGTTGGGGTTGTTGCCCCACGCGAGGTTGAGGGGCTCGGCCTGCGTCGGTGACGAGCCGCGCATCCGGCCCGTCATGATGTCGCGGCCCTTGGATGTGACCACAGCGGCCATTGAGGTCAGCCCCTTCCTGTCGTGCGATTGGACTTGGCGATACGCCGGTTAGCGAGCGGCCTGCCGATCAGACGCCACCAGGCCCGTTTGATCGGGTTGTTGAACGTGGCCTCGACGAGCCCGTGGTCGTGGACGGTCCCGTCGGCGCGGGTTACGACCATGTACAGCCGGGACTCGGGCGCCTGCTCGGCGCGCTGCTCGCCCACGACGGTCAGGCCTGCGGTGCCGGCGGTTCGACCGGCGCGTTGCCAAGGAGCTTGGCGATTTCGGCGGCGAGCTTGGCTTCGTCGGTCTTCATGTCGGCGATCAGCTTCTGGAGGTCGGCGAGGAGCTCGGTGCGGGCTTGGTCGAGGAGCGGCGCGAGGTGTTCCTCAACGGCGGTGACGACCTGCTCGATGTCGGCCTTACCGATCGAAGCGAAGCGGCTGAGCAGGTTGTGGAGGTGGTCGACGAGTGCGGACATGGGGGGGGTCTCCTGCGAGTGAGGGCGAGTTCAGGGAACGTCGACGGTCGCGGCGGTGATGAACACGTGCCGCGCGCCGGTGACGGCTTTCAGCACGGCGATCGGGTCGTAGTCGAGCAGCTCGTTCGCGGCGATCAGATCCTGGGCCTGATCGAGGATCAGCACGAACGGGGCGATCTCGTCGATCGAGTCCGGGAGTTGGAGCACCTGGATCCGCGCCACCACTCCCCCGTCCAGAGGTTCCGCCGCCCGGCGTGCTGGCGCACCATGACCCGGCCAGCCTTCGGGCCCTGCCCCGGCCCGGCCGGGCGACGGAAGTTGGGGTCCCGCTGCCCAGCGGGGGTCCGGGCGGGGCAGCGGGACGTCGGGGCCGGCTGGGGGACGGACAGCCCCGAGATGGAGGGTCAGGCAGCCTGTGCGGTGTACGTGCGGCGGGCTCGTTCGCGGGTGGCCTTCTCGGCGCGGATCACGTCGATCGCCAGGAAGAGCGGGCGTCCCTTGCGGTCTCGGCCAGCTATCGAGAGTCGACCGCGGTAGCGCCAGTTGTGGACGACATTCGGGGCGACCCCGGCAGCTTCGGCCGCTTCGGTGACGTTCCACAGTGCGGTCTGCAGGTCGGCGGTCAGGTCGACCATGAGGCGTCCTCCCCGGATACGACGAAAGGCCCCGACGAGTGGGACTCGTGAGGGCCTTGGGCACGTATGGGCATGCGGTTCCGTCGAAAAGTCTCACGCGTGAAAGCGAAAAAATCAAGCCGCCTGAGCGACAACTGCCGCCAGAGCCTTGACATACACGTCGTACTCCGCCGACGTGAGGATCCGCTGACAGTCCGGGTCCCGGCACTCGATGTACGGCCGATCATCGACCAGCCGCAGATCACGGGACTCGGCCAGATACGGCCCCTTGCAGCGCGGGCAGGGCGCGAGCTTGCGGACGTCGAACTGCGGATGCGCCTTGATGAACCTGGTTGCCGCCGCATGCCAGCCCCTGATCTGGCCGCCAGGGTTGGCGTTGCCCCGGTCGTGGAGCTCGGTGGCGGCGGGGTGGTTTTGCATCATCCAGTCGAGGTGGGCGTCGAGGATGTGCGCACAGTCGCTGATCCGCCGGCCCTCGGTGATGCCGTCGCGGCTGGGTTGATGGTCGTCGCGCCAAATGCCGCGCAACGTCAGTACGTCCGTGGCAAGTTCTTCCATCTCGTCGAGGATCGTCTCGGTGAGGAGGCGGGCGGCTTGTCCGGGCCAGGCGGGGGCGTCGCTGGACCTGGTGTGGATGGTGGCCGTGCTCGGGGAACGGGTGGCGTGCAGCGCTTCCAGGTGGGCGGCCGCGAGGAGTTCCGGTATCTCGACCAGGCGCTGTCGCGCGTGGGCGACGCAGCCGTCGCATTGCACGGGCTGGCCCCAGGCGGGGGTCAGGTGGTGTTCGGTGCCGGTTTCGGCGAGGACTTCTTCGGCGCGGCGCCAGGCGTTGTTGCACGGACCAGGGCAGGGAGTGGGCACAGCGGGCCTCCCGGGGCGGGTGCGGGTGCTGAGGCCAGTATGCAACTCTGCGTTACGGAACCGGGATTCAGACGCGATCCCGCTCCCGCTCGCAGACCTCGCCCTCCAGATGCATCTTCAGGCAGGGCTGGCACCATCGATTGACGGGGCCGTCCCAGTCCTCGCCGTAGAAGATGGCACCGCTCGGGTCGGGGGCGTAGCAGCAGCCGCCGCAGTAGTGCTTCCCCATGTGGCCGCGCTGCTTGGAGCAGCCGTGTGATCCCCAGTAGACGCGGCAGGAGCCTTTCCTGGCGAGCTTCTGAGCCTTCTTCCTCACGGGTTCTCCTTTCAGTTGTGCCCGTCGATGGTTTGCCGCAAGAGTGCCTCGGTCTTCGCCTGCTCGTCAGCCCTGCATTGCACGGTGAGGGCGCGTTCCCGCCGCCAGTTCCGGGCAATGGAGACGGCACCGTAGGCGACGGCCACGACCGCGAAAACGGCCCACATCCGGGCGTTCACGATGCCTCTGCGGTTCAGCGCGTGCAGTGGCAGCCGGGTTTGACGTGGATCCAGCCCCACGACGCCTGGTAGCAGCTGTCGGACACGGCGGGCCGGTCCGCACGGCCGGGATAGCAGGAGGGCCGTGTGATCGAGTCGGCGGCGGACTCCAGGAGATTGGCCACTGGGTGCCCGGCCGGCATCGTGTCGACGGTCCGTCGGAGACTTTCTTTCAGGGCTTCAGCGACTGCCGCATAGTTGCGGAGGTCGGCGTCGTGGATGTCCCCGGTCACGTCCTCGGTCCATCCCCAGGCTTCGGCGAGCAGGCGCACCGTGTCGCAGGGGTAGGGCAGCGGTTGATGGAAGGCGCAGCCCAGTTCGTTCGTCTCCTCGCCCTCCTTGGCGCAGGTCGTGCAGTCGTGACAGCCGTCGTCTGCATGGAGTTCGAGGAGCTTTCGGTCGGCGGCGATCCGGCGCAGTACGGCGTTGGGGTCGGCGTGCGTTGCGATCAGGCGCATGTTGGCCAGCGTCCGGCCGGACTTCCCGCGATACTCCTGGCCGCGCACGTAGGCGACGACCTCGCCGAACAGATCGCCATGCTCGCCGTCGTGCTCGGTGTACACCTCGTCGTCCCCCGGATCCGCGGCCTTCGGCGCCCACGGTCCGGGCGTCGCCGCTTCCGCGTCACGCTGTGCCGCGTCCATGGCGTCCCGCAGCCACGCCAGCATGCGATCCGTGGCCGTCACCGGTGCCACCCCAGGTGCTGGAAGAGGAGGGCGAGGCGCCTACCCCGCCTGGCGACCCCGAAGCGGGTGAAGAGCAGGCAGTTCACGGATCGCTCCCACCGATTGCCCGGATTGCAGGCGGCGCAGTGGTAAATGCCGTCCCGGTCGCGACGCAGGCGCGGCGGGTGCGCCTTGTGGGCTTCGACCCCGTCCAGGTACGCCGCTTCCAGCAGTTCCCGTTCGCTCACTGCTCCTCCGCCGACTCGATCCGCATCCCGGCGGCACACAGGTCCGCAGGGAGCATGCTCCCGCCAGTATGCGTGCCCCGGTTCAGCGCTCGGCGGCGATCTCCTCGTCGTCCTCGGGGTCGTCTTCGTCGTCGTGGTCGTAGGCGGCGAGCCAGTAACACTCGTCAGCCTGCGCGGCCTCGGCGACCGTCTCCTCCCAGGGCGTGGTCTATGCGACCTCCGAGAGTTCGACGGCGACCAGGTGACGGGTCCCCTTGTAGGTGCGCAGCCCGACGTACAGCGCAGCATCGGCCGGGGAGTAGACGTACACGCGAATCCAGCAGCCGGTGGTGCGGTGCTGCACCCAGGCACGGGGCGCGTCCTGCCCGTCGTGCGCGGCCCGGTAGGCCTTGGCGACGTGGCGGCCGTACCAGCTCTTCTGTCCGTCGGAGAGGTCGCCGGCGCCGAGCCGGTCGAGCATGTCGCCGGTGCGAATGAGGCGGCCGTCGGCGAGTTGGGTGCCGATGTCGCCGTTGAGGGCGGCGTAGCCGAGGGCACGGGTGGTGCGGAGTGCGGCGGCGATGGTGCGGCAGATCGAGCGGAGCTTGCGGAACATCAGATCCCCCTGGTGTCTATTTTCTAGACACTACGGTCGCACCGCACCCTGCCCACTGTCTACCGTTTAGACAAAACTCGGCTATCGGATAGACACCCCGCCGTGAGACTCTGAAGCCATGACCGACTGGGAGAAGCAGCTCAACCGCCGCGCCACTACCATCGACAAGGCCGAGCTGGCGCGCGACAACGACATCGCCGCCGCACGCCTCGACGGCCACAGCTTCCGCGAGCTCGGCAAGTGGACTCGCATCAACCACGAAAGCGCCCGCAAAATCTGCCTCAGGATCAACGGGCACACCCAGACCCGGAAAGAACGCGAGGCGGGCTCCAAGTGACCGACGACCTGGTGCAGTTCATCCGCGACCGGCTCGACGAGCGCGTGGCACGGCTGCGTGCGCTACCCGCCGGTCCGTGGGAATGGCGCAGGTTCGATGAAGTCACGGAACCTGAGTGGCGGGATTGCCTGGTGGGGCAAGACGGCAGCCCGCTGCTGTCCTCGGAGGACGTCGAGGGCTACCAGTCATGGATCAGGCGTCACGAAGCCTTCGACGGCTACCTCCAGGACATCCAGCCAGAATGCGTCCTCGCCGACATCCAAGCCAAGCGGTCGATCGTCGCTGCCTACGAAGAGGCTGTGGCCTGGTACGACGCCCCCGAGAATCGGCACCACCTGGCAGGCGAAGTGACGGGCCTGTACAGCGCGGTGCGCCTCCTCGCCCTGCCGTTCGCCACCCACCCGGACTACCGGGAGGAATGGCGGCCCTGAGCCGTCCTCCGATCGGGCGGCCTGCCGCACTTCAGGCTCCGCCCGGCTGGTTCGGCTCTACGCTGAGCGCCCACTGCATTGAGGGGGCCCTGTGCGTCGTATCGTCCTGCCTGTCGCCGCGATCCTGCTGACCGCTGCCTGCTCCAGTAGCGGGGGCGACTCGACGCCGCCGTCCAAGCCTGCCGGTTCGCACGCCTTCGATGCGGCGGGCGACACGCAGTGCAGCATCACCTACCAGGATCGTGGCGATTCCATGTCGTGGACGGTGACGACGACGGTCGCCGGGGAGCTGGTCACCCACGCGACCGGGGACCAGACGTACCGGCACGACGACCAGATCGGCGCCGGCCACCGGACGTACACGGCGCCCGTGCCGCTCTCCCAGGTCCACGACATTGGCGGCGTTCTCCACATCAGCGGCACACAGTACGGGTGCTCTATCGGCCCGCAGAAATAGCGGCGGGCACGACTGCGGCCCCGGCCGGTGAAGGCGCGGGGCCGCAAGGGCGGGCTGAACTCGGCTGTACTGGCTATGTGTTGCTCCAGCGGCCGATCGTCCAGGCGAGGCTCGATGAGGTGGCGATGGCCGCGATTCCCGCGACGGCCATGCGGGTTCCGCTCAACTCCGGCGGGCCGGTGAGGATCACGGCGGCGAACACCGCGAGGCCGATCAGACTCGCCAGGCCGACAGTCCTGATGTACAGGGCCATGGTCAGTTCCCTTCCGGGCGGGCCAGGCGTCGGCACTTCTCGGCGTGTGCCTGGGCCCAGGTGTCGGCGTCGTGGTCGGCGGTCTGCCGGTCCTCGACTTCCCAGTCCGCGATGGTGCCGCGGCGCTTCCTCCAGTGCGAAAACTCCATGACCGCCGAGCAGCCGGCGCAGGCGGCCCTGGTCGAGTTGCGGGTTCCGACAATCCCGTCCGGGAACCGGTGCGTGTGCTCGACGACCGTGAGATCGACGGTGGTACGACGGTCGACGGTGCCCGCGATGGTGACGTAGCGGGCGATGACGCCCTCAGGCCAGGCCGCAGTCGGCTGTTCGGTGACGGTCATGGCTACTCCCTGACGAGTGGGGGTTCGGTGATGATGCCGTTGGCGTCGGTGCTGAGTTCGAGGTCGTCGTCGAGGCAGACGAGCCGGTAGCCGCCCGCCTCCGCCCAGACCTTCATCGGCATGCCGCAGTGCTCAGGCGGGTTCGTGACGTCGACCCTGTCGTCGATCCACAGGTCATCGATGTCGGGCATTTTGATCTCCTTCAGTTCGGGTAGGCGGGGCCGTCGTATTCGACGGCGACGATGCGGGCGTTGGGGTGCTCGGCGGCGGTCCGGAGCACGTCGGTGACGATGCAGTCCAGGCTGTTCGTCGAGTTGAAGCTGATCAAGGCGCGCGTGCGGCGGTCGTACAGCCGGTAGTGGATCTCGGTGTACTTCCTGCCGCGATCGGGCAACGGCTCGCCGTTCCACACGTCGGTCATGGGATCCAGTTCTCCAGGTCGTCGGGGTAGGTGTCGGGGTGGTGGCGGGCCATGTCGGCGAGGCGTCGATACCGGGCGGCCACCTTCTGCAGGTGGGCGCGGCCGTCGTCGGTGGCTTTGTCTGCGGCTCGTTCAAACGCCGCGGCTTCCGTTTCGTGGGAGCGGATCACGTAGGCGCGCTTCCTGGCGGCCATCCGCACACGCACCGCCTCCCCGCTCCACTCATCGGTCATGACGGTCTCCTCAGATGCTGGTGTTGGAGCGGCTGCGGTTGTCGGGGTCTGGTCAGCCGTGCCAGTCGACGCTGCCGGGCCCGTTGTCGCGCTCGTAGTCGGCCCAGAAACGGGCGCCACGTTCCTTGCTGGCTCGCTCAGCGTCCTGCCAGCTCTGCTTCATTGCGGCGTCCACGCGCTCTCGGGATTCGCGGTGCTTGCGGTCGGCCCGGGACTCCCGACGCTGCGGGTCGGCTCCGGGGGTATCGGACTTCGGGTACTTGGGCGTGAACAGGCCCATGGTCATTACTCCTTCACTGCTGGTTGTTGGTCTTGGCCCAGACGCCGATGGTCTTGCTCTGGCGCTGGTCCTGGTGGACGTGGGCGTCGCCGTTGAAGTGGTTGTGGACCTCGGCGGGAGCCGCCTCGCCGGCCTCCGTGGCGCCGCGGATCAGCCGGGCGATGGCGAGGATCGGCACGGCGACCGCGGCGGGCGCTGCGCAAATCCAGGCGACCACCGTCGGGTTGGCCTGCCCGGAGGCGAGCAGTGTGCCGATCAAAATCAGGCCGGGCGGGACGGTCGCAACTCCGCAGAACAGGGCGGTGCGGCCGATGTCCGTCGAGCGCTGCGACATGGGCGGAATCCCTGGTTGCGGCACCGGCAGGGCGGTGCCGATTTGGGGGCCGTCCGTCCACGACGGGACGGTCGGGTCAGCGGTGCGGTACGACGTCTGCAAGCCCTCGGCGAGAGCGGCCTCGACGGCTGCGGCGGTGAGGCGGGCGAGGTCACGGTCGGCGGGGGTGGGGTGCCGCTGCCCGGCTGTGGGGCGCGGCTCGGGCAGCGGCATGTTCATCAGGGACCGACCTTGCTCGGCACTTTGGCCGTCGTGGGCGTGCTGGGGGTGGTGTTCTTCGGCGTGGTGTCGGCGACTTGGGCGTACCAGGCGCCGCCGACGGTCTTCCCGCTGTGTTTCTGGCGTTCGTGGGTACGCAGCGCGGCGGTTGCGGCTTTGGCATCGCGGTAGCGGGGCTTCTCCTTCTTCCCGCAGGGGCAGGCCCAGCCGACGAGGCCGGAGTGCTTGTCGGGCCCGAAGCGGGCGGCCATCGCGACGCGCATCCGTCCGGCCTTGGCCTTGGTCGGTTTGGCGGGGCAGGGCTTGGAGCCGGTGAACGAGCCGTCCTTGCCCTTGGTGAAGATCTGCCCGTTGCCCTTGCAGCGCGGGCATCCCTCGTGGGTCATGCGGAGGATTGCGGCGTCCTTGCGGGAGTTGACGGCCTGGAGGTGCTTTTCGCCGTGCTTGGCGACGAAGAACGCGAGCCAGGTAGCAGCCCGCCGTCCGAGCGGGCCGCCGCGGGGCCGGCGCGTGCTGCGGGCGCGGGACACCGGCTTGCGGCGGCGTGGTGCGGTCCGTTTACGGGGGGCCGGCTTCCTCGTGGCCATGATCGGCAACTCCCTTTCTAGAACTTCACATATATGGATCAATAGGGCGTCCAGAGGGCGTCCCGACCCCGTCCACGCCCCGTCCAGAGGGCGTCCCACCTGCGGACCTGGACAGCAACTGGACAGCCCCAGGGCGGGCCTGGGACGGACCTGGGACGGGAGCAGGACGGGGGTCAGGACGGGGCAATCAGGACAGAGGCCGCCTGCTCGACGATCTCCCGATCCCAGCCGCGGACCCGCCGGTCCCCGGCGTAGTCCCGCCGCGAAACGGCGTTGGCCACGAGACTGTCGAGCAGGCCCTGCAACTCGCCGCCGTCGGCTGCAACACCGAACTCGACGATCACTGCGGTCGGGAGCCAGTCGGCTCCCTTGTCATCGAAGAGCTTGAGCAGCTGATGGAGGGTGATCGCGTCTTCCTTCATCGTTTCCCGCGCGAACTCGGCGAGCTGCTCGGTGAGCGACCGTCGCTGGCTGCCCGCCGTCAGGCCCTCGCCGGCTTCGAGGAGCGTGTCGGCGTCCAGCCGGTTGGCGCCCGCCTTAATTCGGGCGGGTACCGCTTCGAGGATCTGGTCGCGGGTGAAACCGTTGAAGCGGTGCCGGATGGCCCGGTTGAAGCCGCCGCCCATGATGAACGACTGCCCGGCATCATTGACGATCTCTCCGACGGCGGGTTCGAGCCGGTCCGGCCGCCAGCCGACGGCGCCCTTGCCGGGGCCGAACAGGAGGCGGATGTCCTCGAAGCGGCAGGCCATGCCAATGCGGAACGGCACGATGCCGGCGATGGCGTCGCCGAGGGCATCCTCAGTGGCTTCCTGCCCGGCAAAGATCAGGTAGATGCCGTACTGCCGTCCCGTGCGCAGGAGCTGGATGGCTCGCTCCTTGCCGCGCGGTGACAGCTGGAGGAACTCGTCAATGAAGATGTACAGGTGAGGGTGCTTGGCGCTGGCCTTCCACCGGTCACCCATCTTCAGACGGGCCATGACCTTGGACCGTGCGGTAACGAACTTCAGAGCCCGCTCCAGCGCCTCCTCGCAGGCCTTGGGGTCACGAGCCCGCAACTCCATGAGGTCGCCGAATTCGTCGAGGCCGCCCTTGAGGGGATCAAGGTCCCAGCACACGGCGTCGATGCAGGCGGTGAGGGCCTCAGCGACGGTACGCAGGGCGCCCAGAGTCTTGCCTGCACCCATGGCGCCGATGATGAGGGCGCAGAACCCGTCGAGGGTGAGCTCGAACGTCGAGCCGTCCATAGCCCGCCCCATGACGATGTTGTCGTGGACGGACAGCGAGTGGGGGGCATGGATGCTCGGGCGTGCCATGTCGGCGAACGGGTCAGATTGGACGAGCCGCATCGTGAGGTGGGCGGCGCGCTGGGGGTCGGTCTCGAACATGGTGCCGCCCTGCGGGATGTCGAAGAGGGCGTCGAGGTCATCGAGGACAGCGCTGACCGCTGCGGGTTTGCTGGCGTTGAGGACGACGTCGAGTTCCCAGCCCCAGCCGCGGTATCCGAGAACCTGCACGCTGCGTGTGCCAATGCCCTTGTGGGCGAGCGCGCGGGAGACGCACTCTTCGACCTGGCCCGGCGACTGGCACATGGCGAGCGGGAACGGCTCGTCGGAGTCGGGGTTGTCGGGGTCGGCGATGATCTGCTCGGGCGCGATGCTGGGGCTGTTGAGCCGGTAGCGGCCGTACAGGGTGAGCAGCGTTCCGGCGACCAGGCCGGTGAACGCGGGGGTGACGGTCCACGACCAGTCGAGGGCGGTCAGGCCGCCGAACTTGACGAGCGCCCACCAGCCGGCCAGATTCAGCGCGGCTGTGGCGCCGGCGGTCCAGCCGAGCGTCCACCAGCGCTTGCGGCGGACGATTTCGACCTTGTTCCAGTGCCCGGAGTTCGACATGCCGCCGAGGACTTCCTGGAGATCGTGGGCGCGGGCGTAGCGGTAGCCGAGGACGCAGGACGACTTCAGCCCGTGACCGAACCAGCCGGCCGCCATCCACGTGCCGCGGGCGGACAGGCCGAGCATCCGGCCCGTCACCGAGGCGACGACCATGGCCGCCCCGCCAGCCTGATACAGGACCGGGCGACGGTACGGACGGACCTCGATCACACCCGGGGCAATGTCGTCCTCAGGCTCGTCGGCATCCGCGGGTGCGGCGTCTACAACCTCGCCGGGGATCACCTTCGTCAGGTCCCAGTCGGCGGGGAGCTGCGGGCGGGCTTCGGTCGTCATCACTGGTCCTTCTGGCGGCTGTCGGCGGCTGCGTGGCGGGCGGTGATGGAGGCCTGCTTACGGGCGGCCTTCACGTACCTGGGGGTGTCGCCGCGGCTGCGTACACCGCGCACTTTCGGCCCCGTCCTGGGAGTGGGGGGCATTTGTGCAGCACGCTGCGTGTTCTTGACCTTGGCGGCGGTGTTCACGGTGGTGTTCTGGCGGGCCGCTTCGACCCGGGTTTCGGCGGCGTTGCGGGCCCGGATCACCTCGGCGGATTCGCCCGGGTCGGTGCCCTCGATGTCGCGGTGCGCGCGCCGCCAGACAGTCTCGGTGACGGTCGTCTCCCCGACCGCCGCGGCGAGCTTCAGGGCGTGCTCCCACACCTTCGGGAACTGCCGGGCGCGGGATTCGGCCAGCTGCTCTATGGCTTCGGCTGCGGCCTTGTCGGCGGCTTCCTTCTCGGCCTGGCTCCGCGCCTCCTCGGCAGCCTTGCGGACGGCCTCGGCGCGCTCAGTCTTCCGCTGCTCCCGCCGCTGCTTGCGGGTCGGGATGCCGTCGCGCTTCCGGATCCGGCCGTGCTCGTGGAGATCCCATACGCCGGGTCCGGCGATCGACGCGAACGCGGTTCCGATCGCGGTGGCCGGGTCGAACGCGTTGAGGCCGTGCCACAGGTTGATGCCGGCCGCGATGAACGCGAACAGCCAGGCGATCAGCCGGTAGTGCCAGCACGCCCGGCGGGCGGCAGAAGCTGCAGCCGCACCCTTCTGGACGACCCAGGCGGCGCCTTCGAGCATGAGGGGGGCGGCCATCAGCCAGACGGCGTGCGGGTTGTAGAACGCGGCGATCTGCACGGGCAGGGCGACGATGGCGCACACGATGTAGAAGCCGCGGGCGTATCCGCGCCACTGCGACTCGGCCGCCTCGGACTCCATCGCGTCTTTGGCGTCGGCGGCCTCCTGTTCGGCGGCCTGCCGGGCTGCATCTTGGCGAGCCCGGTCGGCGTCCTCGCGGCGCCGGTTGTGGTCGGCGATCCGCGCGTCCGAGGCGGCTTCCTCCTCGCGGGCCTTGCGTTCGGCCCGGTCGTTGGCCAGCCGCAGCTTGCGGGCCTCCTCCTCCGCCCTGACGATCTCTGCCTGGGCGGCGGCTTCGGCGGCGATACGAATGGCTTCGGCGTCGGCCCACGCCTGGGCGCGGATCGCTTCGGCCTGGGCCTGTGCCACGACGTCCGGCAGGGGGGCCGTGTCGGGCTCGTCGGCAGGTTTCGGGTCGGTGGTGACGGCCCGCCAGTCCCCGAGTACGGGCATGGCCGGCCGCTGGTGGCCGTTCAGAGGCGGGCTGACAGTCATGGCGCGCGGTGTCCTTCCGGTTCAGTGGTGGGTGTGGCGGCGTGCGGTGTGGCGGGCGTTGCTGCGGGTCAGGACCGTGCGGGTGATCACGAACGCGGAGATTGCGGCGGCGACGGCGAGGAGCCCGTTCGCGCCGAGGTGGGCTGCGCCGTGTCCGGCCAGGTAGCCGGTGGTGCAGGCGGTGATGAACGTCAGCAGGTCGACGACGCTGGACGTCCGGCGTGTGGCGGGCTGCCGGGCTGGCCGGTTCAACTGACGCCCCGGTACGCGGCGAAGGCGAGAGCGGCGAACGAAGCGAAGATCGCGAAGGCGGAGAACAGACGCATGACTTGGTCCTTACGGGCTGGGTGCGGGATGGTCAGTAGTGGTCGAGGTCGTTCGCGGCGCGGCGGGTCTTGGCGGCCCAGTCCTCGCAGACCTCGGCCTTCTCCGTCTCGCCCTTGGCACGGAACTCCTGGGCTTGGCGTTCGGCGTCGGCGGCGGCGTCGCGCTTGCCCTGCGGCGTGTCAAACGGGTCGGACGACTTGCGGCTGAACAGGCCCATGGCGGGCTCCCTCGGGTCAGGTGGTTTCGGTGGCCGGGCGGTCCCAGCCCTTGCGGAACTCGTTCATGAACTCGGCGGTGACCTGCGCCCCGACGACCGCGCCGAGCGGCGGCAGCCCGGTGCGTTCGGCGGCCCAGAACTCGATGCGCATCACCACCTCGGCGAGGTAGATGACGGCCGGCCGGGTGCAGCGGACCGCGAACGTGACCGCGCCGATCAGGACCATCACGCTCATCGCGGCGAGGCGCACCGTCCACGCCCACCCGGCGGCGAGCAGTCGCTGCCATGCCGCAGGCTTCGCGGTGATCACATAGGCGTGCACGGTGAACCTCCCTCAGATCAGGCGTGCGGGTTGCGATGGAAACGCTGTCCTGGCCCCTCGCCGCCGGTACGGGGACCGGCAGTGAGGGCAGCCGTCAGCGGCCGTTGATCTCGGTGACTCGGGCGTGCTCGCCCCATCCGTCTCGGAGACGGACGACCGTGAAGTAGTTGCCGCCGACGTCCGTGATGCGGTGCGGCTCGCCCTTGTACTCGACGTCCGTGCCGACCTGGTCGACGTTCGGGTGCTTCGGGTTGGTGATCCGGTGCATGCGGTTCCCTTCTCGGTTCGGGCCGGACTGTCCGGCCGCCGCACCCCACACCCGGACGACGGTGTGGAGCACAGCGGGCGGACAGCGTCAGCGGGGGTCGGCGGCGAGCACGTAGACGGTGAAGGCGACCATGGCGACGATCCACAACATCGACGCGGCGATCAGGACGTAGACCACGGGTCACACCACCCCACCGTCGCCGGTCTTGACGAGCACCCCGGACGGGGACCGCCGGTAGACGCGGGCTGCGTTGGCGCGGAGCTTCGCCTCGACCGCCTCGCCCAGGTCGATGCCCGTCATCTCGGCGAGCCCGACGAGGTACAGCTGCACGTCGGCCAGCTCCGCACCGAAGCCGGGCAGGCCCTGGCGCCATGCCGTGAACGCTTCGCCGACCTCGGCGGTCAGCAGACCGAACTCCAGCGGCACGTCCGTGACGTTGAAGCCCTTCGCGAGCTTGTTGTCCCAGGCCGCAGCCTGGATCTCCGGCAGCGTCAGCGCCATCACGCCTCACCCCCGTCGTCGGCCAGGTCGTGACTGCCGGGCTCGCACTCGTCGACCCAGCAGCGATGGACAGGGCAGACGTCCGGGTCCGGAGTGAACAGCCCGTGCCACGAGCCTTCCGGCCTCGTCGGCGCCAGGGTCGCGGCGGTCACGACTCGTCCCCGGGCTCGACGTCGGCGAGGACGTCTCCTCCGAAGAGGTGCAGCAGGCCGTCGGCCAAAACCTCCAGGCGGCCGTTCATCTTCGCCACCGCGCTGGCGTCGCCCGTGGGTTGCGCCTTGGACTCGGCCACAACTCCAGCCGCCCACAGGAGACATCGACGCTCGGCGTCCGTCAGATCGGGGCGGCTCATGACCTCTCACCGCCGCCGCGGAGGAGGGCCTCCGCCTCAGCCACGAGCTCGCCAGCGTCCACGGCGTGCGCCTCGGCACCCGCCTCCGCCGCCAACCGCAGCCGCTCCACATCCGCCTCAGTCAGGCGGACCGTGCCGACCAGATCCCCACCCGGAGTGAGGACGATCAGACGGACCGCCGTCCCCGTGTCGGGGCTCATCCCGCCCAGCGCCAACTGCAACTCGATCGCCCGCAGCGCATCGTGTCCCAGCCCGGCCATCACGCCTCCTCCTCACCGGAGGACGCCCGAAGCTGCGCGTCGAACAGCTCGGCCTCGACATCGACACAGTCACCGGACAAGATCCGCTGATAGACCTGCTCGCTCTCGGCGGACATACGGTCCTGGAAGTCAGCCATCACGCCACCTCGCTGTACTGCGCGCCGAACAGCTCGATCGCGTGCAGCTCGTCATACAGCGACGGCTCAACGGGGTGCGCCTTGTCGTAGCGGGAGGCCTCGTTGAGAAGCTGGATCTCAACGTCCCAGTCGCCGCGAGCCAGGGCGTACAACTCGATCAGCCGGGCACGGTAGGCGGAGTCATCGGCGTCGAGCTCGGCCTTCGTCGGGGCCGGGGTGCCGAGGACGCGGCGCAGAGGCTCGCGGGATGCGGCGGTGGAGAGGGGGGTGTACTGGTGATCGCTACCCGGGCGGAGAGTGATAGTCATGACCGGTCCTTCTTCCTTGCTTCGTAGCGGCTTTGAGCAGCGGCTCGGCAAGCACGGCAGTGCTTGTAGCCCTTCGGGTCTACGTAGGTGTTGAGGAGGTCGAGGGCGTGCCCCTTCGCGCAGGACTCGGCGCCGCGGTGGCGCCTTGGCGCGGTGGGCGCATCCAGGTCGATCGGTGCTTGCTGAAGAGGAGCACCAGTCGCAGCGGCGTACCGCTCGCGCCCCAGCGTTATGGCGCAAGTGCGGCAGCTACGGCCGCCATCAGGCGTCACCTGGACGTTGCTGCCGGACAGCGGGTGTCCGCGCTTGCAGTGGGTCTTGTTCGCATTGATCGCAGCCGGAGCGATCGGGGAGCGCATGATGTTCTCGCGGCAGGTGACGGGCTCCAGGTGCTCCGGGTTGCAGCACGGCGGGTTACGGCAGAGGTGATCTGTGTGTAGCCCCTGCTCGATCGGGCCCGTCGTGATCATGTACATCAGGCGGTGCGAATAGACCACCGTCCCCGCGAGCCTGTATCGCCCGTATCCCGTCGGGAATCGGCGACCGTTCCAGATCCAGCAACCGCTCGCGTCGAGCGAAACGAGCGACCACACGTGGTCGAACTGCTCCTGGGTCAGCTGCACTTCACGGCCGTCCGGGAGTCGCATGGGCTTCAGCGTCTTGAAGTTGGGCTTCGTCGGGGTGTTCATCAGGCCACTTCACCCGCAGCAACCCGCGACTTGTGCAGGTACTCGACGACGGCGGACTCCGGGATGCGCAGTCCGCGCCGTCGCACCGACCCACCGCCGATGCGGTGGGCGCGCAGGTCCCCGTTGTCGATGAGTCTGTAGATCGTGGATACGTGAACGGTGAGGCGCCGCGCCAGTTGACCGGCAGTGTGGAACTGCTCTGCCTGCGGCGGTACTTCTTCGCACATGCGGGCTCCATCGGAAAGTGGGACCCGGTGGGTCGCCAAGTTCTACGTAGAAGCCAGTGAAGCCATGTTCTACGTAGAAGTCAAGCTCTCCCGAGGAACCAAAAAAGCCCCCACCGAAAGGTGGGGGCTGCGGGCCGGAACTCCTAGGACTTGAAGGCGTATTCAAGGATGTACTTGGCCGAGCTGAGGGTCATCTCATTGGTCTCAACGACCCGCCCCTCAGCGTCCATCGCATAGCGAGCGATGATCACAACAGGGGTTCCCGGGCCCAGCGCCAAGTCCTCAGCCTCTTGCGGCCGTGGCATCCGAACCCGAATCTCCTCTCGGAAGTCGACCGGCCCGTGCCCAACATCCGCAAGCCGCCCATAGATGCCGCCAGCTCCCGTATCCAACTCGGCGATGGGCGTCCCGGAGGCGAGGTCGGCCGGGATGTAAGAGACCGCCCTCATGACCGGCTCTCCGTCAACGCAGTAGCGCCGCGAGCGGCGCCAAGCCGTTGCACCCTCCTCAAGATCGAGGGCCGCAGCAACGAGGGCGGGCGGCTGGACCTCGTCAACCGAGAGGTCTTCAACGGTGCGCGGCCGATCCGGGGCGTCGATGTCCCACATCGAGACCCCGTCGCCCCAGACCTCGACCGAGAGCCGCTTCGTCGCATTGCGACGAATGGGCATGAAGTCACGCACCACGGTGCCGACACCTTGTCTTGCTTCGGTCAGGCCTTCATTGGCGAGTTCGGCCAGCACCTTACGGGCCGTGTCGGCGGACACCTCCCAGCGCTTGGCGATCTCAGGCTCGCTCGGAACCTGATCACCGGGAGCGAGTGCGTGGCTGTAAATCTTCTCGCGCAGTTCACCAGCGATGACCACGTGCTTGGCAGGCTTCCGCGGTGCCCGATCTGCCACTTTCCCTCCTCGATCAACTTCTACGTAGATCAGGCTAGTGCCCGCATGCGAATACAGCGAACATGGCGACTCTTGCAAGACTCCTTGACTTCTACGTAGAACCTCGGGAGCCTGAGTGTGCACCGCTCGCTGAGTAAGCAGGGTGCATGTACAGCGACGCCCGGACGGCTGTCACCGTCCGGGCGGACAACCAGCGGCTGTCACCGCTGATCAAGAGAGATCCCACCTGCGTGGAAGGAGCGCTCAGATATGAGCGTAGCAAGCGAGCACGCAAGCCCCCAGCCTGTCTCCACCCCGACGTCCCCCGCCTCGCGACTGGTCCCTGCTCTGGTCCACGGCCAGCGGATCTTTGTTGAATGTCCGTCGTGGTGCATCGTCGATCACGTCAAGCTGCACACCGGCGCGGTCGAGGACATCACGCACTGGTCGGAGGGGGCGGGCATGCAGGTGTTGACGATGCTCGATCCTCGGGCGGCGCATTCGGACCTGTTCGCCCGGGTCAATTCTGATCCTGCGCACGGCGATCCACGGATGCGGGCTGCGCATGTTCTGGTGGGCAACGAGTCGGCGGTGGACGCGTTCCTGACGCCGGACATGGCGGACGAGCTGGCGGCCGATCTGGTCGCGTTCGCTGCGGCGGTTCGTCGTGCGGCTCGGACGGCGCGGCGGGCGAACGAGGCCAGCGGCGTGGAGGTGCCAGCATGAGCCAGCTGGTGATCGAGTCGTTCCCTGCGGGTGGTCCGCGTGGCTCCTGGCCTGCGGAGGAGTTCGCGCGTGATCGCCGCAAAGAGGGCGTCAAGGCCGAGGTCGTGATGGACATGGACGCCGATGCGTTCCTCGTCATCGTGCCGCAGCGGCGGGACGCTGGCTGACGGCCCTGTCTCGTCCCCGGCCTGTCGTGGCTGGGGGTGTACGGCGGTGCGGGGTCGGCTCGTGCCGGGCTTCAAAAGCGGAGGTGGACATGCTCAGCAATTGTGATCACGAGTGGGTGCCGTGGAGTGGTCAGCCGCGGTGTCGTAAGTGTGGTGCGACGCAGGGCTGATTGCTCTGGGTGAAGGGTGCGGGGTTGCTTGTGCGGTCCCGCACTGCTGTTGGAGCCTGTGGTCAGGATTGCCGGAAGGGGTGTCATGAACTCTCGTACCGACTGGGCCGACCTGCCTGCGCCTGTCCGGGCCCAGGCGGTGGCTGAGGTGGGCCCGGTCGTGGACTGGGAGCCGGTTGGCAGCGGCCTGAACTGCAGGCTCGCCGTCCACCTCTACACGGAAGACGGGTCCTGCCGGTTCGTGAAGGGCGTGCCGGAGGATGATGCGCACGGCGTGGCAGGGCAGGGCCGGGAGGTGGCCGTTTCTCGGGTTGCGGCTGGCGTCGTCGCGCCGGTGCTGTGGTCCCGGTTGTGCGGCGGCTGGGATCTGCTGGTGTTCCAGTGTGTGGGCGACCAGCATGTTGATCTGACGGCCGGGTCGCGGGACGTGGATCTGGTCGCCGAGACGCTGCACCGTGCGCAGGGGCTGAAGGCAACGGGCCTGGCGGTGCCGCGTCTCGCTGAGCGTTTCGAGGGGTTCCTCGACGAGGACGGGCTGCGGCTGCTCGACGGGGAGGCGTTGCTGCACACGGACACGAACCCGCACAACATGATCCCGTACCTGTCGCAGGTCTATCTGGTCGACTGGGCGATGGCCGCGTCGGGCCCGGCCTGGGTGGATGTGGCGTACACGGCGGTGCGGCTGATGGAGGCCGGCTGGCCCGCGGCCGGCGCGCTGGAGTGGGCTGCCGGGTTCCGGTCGTGGCGGGAGGCGGATCCGCGGGCGGTGGCGGCCTTCGTGTCGGCGTCGTGCCGTCAGTGGGAGGCGATGGTCGGGCCGGTGGACTGCCGGCCGTCGAACCGCCGCTTCGAGGCCCTGTTGACCGCGGTCCACGCCTAGCCCCGCACAGACGACAGCGCCCCCGACCGTGAGGTCGGGGGCGCTTGTGTTTGCCTGGCTACTTTCCGGCGGCTACCTGGTCGGCGTCTTTGTCGGCTTCGGAGAGGGCCTTGTCGATGTCGGTGGTGGCGGGGGCGGGCTGGGTCGCAGTGTCGATGGTGTTCTTCTCGGCCCACTGCTTGATCGCGTCGGCGGCGTTGGCGATGTCGTCGCGCCAGGTGTTGATGCTGTCGGGTTCGGTGTCGGCGGTGAACTGCTTGTCGGCCTTGGTGAACGCGCCCTGATAGGTGAGGTCGAGGAGGGCTTGCTGCTTCCAGGGCCCGAACTTGCTGCTCCCCCAGGTGTTGCGGCCGGCGGCGAGACTGTCACGGTAGTGCTGCACGTTGGCGTGGAGGATCTTCGCGGCGGCGGTGCGGTTGGCGGCGGGTGCGGGCTTCTTCGGTCCGTCGGGCGGGAGCCTCACGTCGACGGTCCCCGTGGCGGTGCCGGGGTTGGCGGCATCGGCGGTCTTGGCTGGCGCGGGGTCGTTGCTGGAGCATCCGGCGAGGAGCAGTCCGACGGCGGCGAGGACAACGACGGTGGCAGTGCGTTTGTGGTTCATGGGGCCCCCAACGAGATGAGGGAGCTATGACACCGCTTGATCTCGTTGGGGCGCTGCGGTGTTGCCGTTTCGTGACGCTACCGTCCGCCGACCTGCCCGTTGTCCTCGTTGTCGGCCATGGTCCCGACCTCGCCGGTGCCCTGGCAGTTCGAGCACTGCACGGTGGTTTCGTTGCCGTCTTCGTCGCGGATGGTGATGGTGCCGCCGTTGCAGTTGCCGCAGCGGGGCACGCGTTCCTCCAGCAGGCGTTGGGTGAGGTTGAGGAGCCGGGTGTACCGGTGGTCTTGTTGGAGTACGGGGATGTACTCGGGGTCTACCCAGCTCATGACGGCCCCCCTTTCGGCTTGGGATTCAGCGTTGCGCTGCGGGGAGGGGCGGGTCAAGGCGCGTAACCCCGTGCGCCGTCGGGGAGTTGACCGGTCATGGACGCTCTCTCCTCCCCCGTGACCGGTACGTATTCGGATGCTCCGCGCGAGCCGTTGGTCACTTTGGTGGAGGCGCGGGAGGCGGTGCGGCTGCTGATGCATTTCGCTGAGGCCGGCGACGGGGACTCCGACGAGGAGCTGGACGCGTACCAGCTGGCCACAGACATCGCCGGACGGCTGCCGTCAGAGTGACCGGTGGCGCCGCCGTTCACGGCCCGGAAGGACCATAGGGTCCGAGGATCTCGTCGTTGCCGTCGATGTAGTAGTCCCACACCGCTACCCACTCCGGTTTGAAGCCGGGCCTGTCCTGGTCTTTCTCGCTGTCCGCGAGGAGCAGGACGGTCCGGTTCCATTGGACGGCGGCGGCAAGGACCTCGGGTGTCGGGTCGGGCTGTTCCGTGACCATGCGGGCGAAGCGGTCCCGGTCGTCGAGGATGAGGCCCTTCGACAGTTGGTCGTGGCCTTTGGGGTAGTAGGTGGTGATGATGTCCCTGTACCAGGCGGCGATCTCGTCCATGTAGCGGGCGAACGGATAGTCGGCGTCGGGGTCGTCGATGCTCATGTCCTCATGCTGGCGGGGCAGGGCGCGTGCTGGTACAGCGCACGGGCGCATCCAGTCAGCGGCGGTGGCTGTGGGGGTTGCCGTTCCAGGCGCGCCGTACAACGCGCCGGTGGGCGGTGGGGAGTGCGAGGGCGGCGCCGATGCAGATCCCGGCGAGGACCCCGGTGACCGTGCAGGCCGCGGCGAGCAGGGTGGGGATCATCGGTCCTCCTCGGTTGGCTTGAACAGCAGGTTGGCGAGCATTCCGGAGGGCACGGAGGCGACCGCGATGACCATGCCGACGTACAGGAACACGCAGCTCACGGGGTCTCCGTCCTGGCCGGATTGTTGGCGGGGGTGCCGTGCCCGTTGGGGATTTCGATTGCCTGGCAGCAGGCGGTACAGCGGCGCCGTCCGAACCGGGAGCCGAGGCCGGGGTAGTCCCAGGCGCGGCGTAGGCGGCAGGCGGCGCGGGCGGGCAGGAGTACGCATTCGTCGATCGCGTCGCGCATTTCGTCGCGGCTGATCGCCGTCCCGGGGATGGCGTGCAGGCGGCGCCATTTCCCGCAGGTGAGCCACCAGTGGTTGTGGTTCTCGGGGATGGGGTGCGACGTCACGGGGTCTCCGGTCCGTTCAGGGCGTCGTTGAGGCGCTGGTCGAGGATCGTGTCAGCCTGCCGGGCACGCCAGTTGGCGAGGCTGATGACGTCGCTCACGGCCTCGCCGAACGGTGTGCCGCCCTCTACCGCGCGGTCGATCTCGGCCAGGTCGTCGGCGGTGATCCGGACGCCGGGTGGTGGGGGCCGGTAGCCGTTCGTCTGGCAGATCGTGGTCAGGATGTAGTGTGCGGCGGCGTCCTCGTTGGGCTGACCAGCAGCAGGGGCGGGGAGCCGCCCGATCCACCGCGTCCGGCACAACGGGCCTCCGCACGACGCGCCATGGTCGCAGCTGAGCCGTTGCTTGCCGGTGGTGGGGCAGCGGGCGACGTCGCAGCCGTCGGCGTGTTCGGCACCGGGCCGTACTCCACAGTCGGGGCAAGTGGACACGGTGCAGCGCCCGTCGGGGAGGCCGCAGTCGCATTCGCTGCAGTGCGCGCAGAACGGGTTGTCCTCGAAGTTCCTGTAGACGATCGGGCCGCCTCCGCAGGCGCAGCAAACCTCGGCGTCGCCGCTGGCGGGCGGGTTGTTCGGGGTTGTCCGGGGGTTGTCTGCCTGCCGGATGGCCTGGTCGAGGAGGTGGGCGGCCTGGGTCCATACGGCGGCCGTGGTGTGGTGGTCCGGGCGAGTGTCGTCGTCGGCGTCGCGTTCGGCACGGGCGGCCTGGACCGCGGCAGCTGTGGCCTGATCGAGGAGGGCCCGGAACGGGGCGAGCGGGTCGGTGTCGCCGGTTCGGTGCCACGTGGCTCCGTTGGCGTCCTGGTGGACGGGCCCGTCGTGCTGGTGGCGGAGGATGCACGGGCCGAGCGGCTGGCGCATGGCGCCGAGGTCCGAAGCGCCGCAGGGCGGTGGTTGGGCTGCCCAGTAGTCGGGGCGGACGGGCTCCCAGTCGCCGTAGGTGATCCGGCGGCGGATGACGGGCCGGTTGCCCGCCTTGAACCCCTCGTTGTCGCCGGGGACGACCCCGTACCGGGTGGGGTCCGGGTAGGCGCCGAGGACGGTGTGGAACTCCCACTCGGGCGGCGGGACGGGCGGCAGGAGATCCTTGCGGACGGGCTCGGGCTGGTCAGACATGGTCGTCTCCGTCGTGGGTGTCGGGCTGCGGGCAGAGTTCGAAGTCGTCCTGCCGTCCACCGGCGAAGCGACCGTGTTCGTCGATCAGCCCGGCGTCCCGCAGCGCGGCGTGGAGGACGGTGGCCTGGGCGATCAGTGCTTGAACGGCGGGCGCGGCGGCTTGGAGCATCCGCTGGGCAGCCGCCCCGAACTCGGCCGCGGCCTGCACGTACTCGTCCCGCTGCTCGTCAGTCAGCGGCTCAGGCTGGTCGGTCACGGCTGACTCCCAGGTTCGGTGAGGGGCAGGGCGGGTTGTTCGGCGCCGCCGCAGCGCGGGGACCGGTACCAGGCGTGCGATTGGCGGGGCTTGAGGTGGTGGCGGATCTTTCCGTCGACGCGGACGTCGAACTCGCGGCGGCAGACCGGGCAGATACCACGGCGGCGGGCGGTCATCGCGGGCTCCCGGTGTCGAGGGCGTATCCGGTGCGGCGCGGCTTGCCGTTGCAGGTAGTCGCAGTGGCGTGGAGCTGGGCGACGAGGATCCATCGGGGGCGCTTGCCGGTGATGGCGTCGACGACGTAGGCGTGATCGTGGCCAGAGGTGTAGGCGTCGATGCGGATCGGTGATCCGCCGCGCGGGTCGCAGGAGCGGTAGATCTGGCCGAGCTCGATGGGCATGTCGGTTCCTTCCGGGCAGGGTTGGGGTGGCGGGGCGCCTGTGCGGCTGTGAGGGCCGTTCTCGGCGCGGCGGGTCGCGGAGTCCGCCGGGGCGCTGTTCGGGCGGGAGAACCACGCCCCGGCGGTCTGCACGGGCTATGCAGGCTCTTCGGCGGGGCTGTCGTCGGTCCGCCAGGTGGCGGTGTCGTTGTCCGCCTCGGGTCCGGGGCAGCACCACGCGGTGCCGAACTTCGCGGCCTTGGGAACGAGTCCGACGTCAGCAGGGTCGGCGCATTGGCGATCGACGCCGAAGGCACCAGTGCGGTGCTTGTTCGCTGCGGTCTCGGAGCTGAAGGTTCGGTGGCAGTTGTCGGCCGGGCAGTGCACGCGGCGGGTACCGGTCCACCATGATCCGCAGCTGTGGACTATCGCGTTCAGCGGGATTCCGTCGTGACCGGGGCGAGGCAGTGACATGGAATGGCCCTTTCTAGGGTTCCGGGTTTTGTGTAGGAGCGATTTACGGGCCGAGGACGTCCTCGGCTGAGTCCGGGGGCTCAGAGCGGCATTCACGACTCAGACACCGACTGCGGCTCAGCGACGGCGGCACGGAGCCGGGCGACCTGGTGCTCTCGCTCGGCCCGGTGCCATGTCCGGCTGGCGAGGAGCGCTCGCACTCGCTCGACGGCGCCCTCGGCGCGCGCCAGCCGCTCGTACAGCGCGTCCAGCTCGTCGTCGTTGATCGTGTCGGCGGTGTGTTTCATCGCTGCCTCCTGGCGGCTCGGGCTTGCCTGCGGCGGGTGGCCCGGTTGGGTCGGGGTTCGGGCGCCTCGTCGTCCACGACGGTCTCGACAGGCCGGAGTTCGGTCTCCCAGCGGACGCCCCGGGTTCCGGCACGCTCACCGCGGGGACTGGACGACGGGGCGGTCACCGCTCGTCCCCAAGCAGTCCGAGGCGGTGGCCGATGTCGACGGCGTGCGGCAGCGACTTGGCACCGAGGCGGGCCCGCAGCCGGGCGGCGGTCTTGCCGACGTTCGACGCGGCCACCCGGTCGCGGACGGCGATCTGCTGGATGGTCTCGCCCGCCGCGAACCGGCGGAGCAGGTCGAGCTGGTGGGCGGTCAGCCGGCCGCCGGGTCGGCTCACGACGCCCACCGCCTGCCGGGAATTCCGGTGGCGAGCTGGCGCCGCGGCTCGGGGATCGCGATGTCCCCCAGCGGCAACAGTCCGAGGGCGATCGCCACCGCGACAGCCTGCGTCCTGTTCGCGGCACCGAGACGCTGGCATGCCAGCCGCGTCTGGTCCTTGACCGTGGACGGCGACACGAACATCGCCTCCGCCACACCGGCCGTGTCGTAACCGTGGGCGTACAGCCGCAGAATCTCGATCCGGCGGGCCGTCAGCAGCGGCCGGGCGTGATCGACGGGACGGGCGGTCATGACGGGCTCCCGAGGATCTGGCGGGCGACGGCGAGGGCGTGCAGGGTCCGTCCGGGCAGCTCGGAACCAGGGACGACTTCGATCAAGCCAGCTTCGAAGTCGAACCAGTCGGCGAGTTCCGGCCCGAAGGTAGCCAGCGCACCGGGCGACCACGGCTGGGCGGGCTCCTCAGCCAGCCAGATGCGGATTCGCTCAGCGGCGGCCCCGAGTTCGGCGGTTGGGCTGGTGTCGGTCATCGCTGCGCCTCCTCGCGTTCGGCGCGCTTGAGGGCGGCGTACTCGGCGCACAGCCGGTCGAAGCGGGCCCTGGCGGCAACGAGCGTCTTGCGGGCTTCCTCGATGTCGGCTTCCAAACGACGGAGGTGGGCGGCGAGATCGGGACTGGGGTCGGTCATCGCTGCGCCTCCCGCTCGCGGTACGCGGCGGCACGGTCCCGGTGGACCTTGCCGGGCTTGAGGGGCGTGCCGCGGGTGTCGAGGCAGCGGGCGCCGGGCACACAGCCACAGCGCGGGCAGGTGACCGTCAAGGCGCGGTTGTAGATCGTGGGTTCGCGGTCGGTCATGGGGTTCCTCCGGGTCGGGTGGTCGGGGCGGTCAGGCAGGACGGTGGGTGCGGCGCCAGGCATCGGCGGCGGTGTGGCCGTTGACCACGAGATCGGGCGCGGCCTGCTTGGCCAGGGCCAGGGCTGAATCGAGGCCGAAGCGGTGGGCTTCGACCCAGTCGTCGTCACGCTCCGAAGGCCTCGGCTCGTACTCCCAAGCGCCGTCCTTGCCAAGGCATTCGTGGAAGCGGCAGACCGCCCAGCGGTCGTCACCTCGCCATTCGACGGTGATCGTGAAGTGGCGCCGGTTGATGTTGTCCTCCGGCAGCAGCGACACCTCGTAGCGGGTCGCCTGAACAATTGGCTCGGGCAGGTCGGGCATCACGGTCTCCTCGGTGTGGTGGCGGGTCAGGGGGCTGGCGGGCGGCCACGGCGGTCGTCGTGGCACGGCAGGTGGTGGTCAGGCGGCTTGGGGTGCGGTGCGGCGGCTGGGCGTGAACCGGGTGCGCAGCGAACGGAGTCGGCGCTTGGTGTCGTCTCCGCCGCCGCCCGTCCACCACCGGTAGGCGAAGAACGCGAACAGCGCGGCGTCGATCACTGCCCACACGCTGTGGCCGCTACGGAAGTTGTCGATCTCGTAGGGCACGTAGGCCAGCGCGAACAGGCCGTCGCTCTGGTACCGGGCCAGACGGCCGGTCAGCTCCCCGGCCAGGCCGCAGACAATGAACGCGACGCCGATCATCGTGAGGGTCATCAGGTCTCTCCTTTCGGGAGTTGGCGGTCAGGCGGCGGGGCTGGTGCGGTCGGCGCGGATCTCGGTGATGCGGCGCGCAATGCGGTCCGGGACGGTCAGGCCGAGCGCCCGGTATTCCTCGGCGCAGTAGCGGGCGAACTCCGGGCCGTGCGCTTCGATGAGCCGATCGACAGCGATCTCACCTGCGTGGTGGCGGAGTTCCTTCACGGTCGCCCCGGCTGCTGCGGCGATCTCCGCGTCCCGGCGGCGGTAGTCGTTCTTGCGGATCGCCTCTGCGTGGACCACGGCCCGGAGTCGGCGGCATTCCTCGACGCGCAGGGTGATCGTGTTGCGGTAGCTGGTGGTGCGCTTGCGCCAGTCGTGGGCTTCGAGGCTGGTGTCGTCCTTGCGGGCTCGCAGTTGCGCTTCGGCGTCGCCGGCGAGCTGGGCGAGGTGGCGCTTCCATCGGCGGAGGTTGAGTTCGTGGCGCAGGACGGCCCGCTGTGCGCGGGTGCCTTCGTTGCGCACGTCGGCGACGACGATCTCGCGGAAGTCGATGTCGGGCATTGCGGCGACTCGTTCGATGTCGGCGCGGTCGGCGTCGTCGGCGGTGAGAGCCGCCGCGACGGTGCCCTTCGTCAAATGCCACCAAGTGCAGACGCATTCGTAGGGCGTGAGCTGGAGGTTGGCGCGCAGGTCGACGCGCTGGCTGGCATTCACGGCGGCGGAGCGGGTCGCGAAGCGGGATTTGGTCGGGTGCGGGCAGGCGGTCATCGGTCGGGCTCCTTCCGGCGGTCAGGCGGCGTCGGCGATCCGTAGGTGGGGTTCGCCGAGGGCGGCGGCCAGGGCCGCGTAGTGGGCGGCTTGTTCGGCCGGGGTCCAGGGTTCGGGCTGTGTGGCCCTGCGGCGGGGCTGTGCGGGCCGTGAGGCGCCGAACGTGCCGTCGGGGACGCCTTCGGCCATCAGGCGCTCCAGCGGCGTCACTGCGGACCTCGCAGGGCCTCTTCCAATTCCTCGTCGCTGGCGTTGTCGAACGCGTCGTGGAAGTCCACGTAGGTCTTGTTCGCCCGGGCCTCGGCGTACAGCTGCCAGTCACGGGTGCAGAGCGGGCTCTGCGCGGCGCCCCATTCCTCGGGAGCAGGGAAGACGACACGGCGCTGTCCGCATCGGGCGCACCTGGCTTCGACGGGCTCGCTCATGCCGCCACCTGCTCGGCCTCGGCGTACCGGCGGGCGTGCACGGTCGCCCGCTCGCGGCCGTCCTCGTGGCACGGGACGGCCGGCGTGACCTGGCAGGTCGGGCAGCAGGCGGTCAGCTCCGCCCAGGCTGAGACCCGCTGCGGGTGCAGTGACCCGCCGGTCAGCAGCCGGGACTTCCCGGCCTGGCACGGCTTGTGCCCGGCCACACCGCACCACGGGCACGGCACCGAACGGGCCGGATGCTGCCCGGCGCGCAGTTGGTGGCGGATCGACTCGGGCATCGGGGCTTGCGAGTGACGGTTCACGGGTTCCTCCTCAGGTCGGTGCAGGGCGGGCATTCGCAGGTCTGGCCGGGGTCTTCGGCGAGCCGGTCACGGTGCTCGGTCGCGACGATGTGCGCCCGGTACGCCTCCAGGGCCGTAGTCCAGGCGCCGGGCGGCTGCGGAGGCGGCGGGCCGGGCGGGCTTGTGCCGGTCGGCCAGGCGCCGGCCCGGTAGCCCGGAGGCTTCGGCGGCACCACGGTCGGGGGCTTGTCGCGGCGGCCACGGCCCTCGGCGATCTGCTGCCGCAGAAACGCCTTCAAGTCCCCCTGAGCGCGCATCTCGCGGATGTCGTCGCGTTCGACGTCAGCCACCGGACGCCTCCCGCTCCCGGTCGGCGAGCTCCTGGAGCTTGGCCATCGACGCGGCACGCCGCCGCTCGATCTCGGCGGGCGACTCCAGTTGCGCGGGACCGCCGTTCGCGACGCGGGTACGGGCGGCATGCGGGGTACGAAGTTCGCGCGGGGGTCGCTTCTCGTCAAAGCCGCCGATCTTGCAGGGGCGGCCGATCGCCGCCTGGCAGGTCGGGCACTGGATGCCGAGCGGGCCGACGCGACGCACCTCGGCAACCGGCCCCTCTCCCCCGACGTCCGGGGTCGAACGGCCCACCTGGGCCAGGGCCTTGAGGACGTCCGGGTGCGGGCCGCCCTCCAGTGCGGGGCGTTCGGTGAGCGCCGGGGTGCTGCCGTCGGCGGTCTTGGCTATCTGGAACCGCAGCCGGGCGAGGTAGTCGGGGTCGTCGTCGCCGGGCGGCGGCTCGTACACGAAGTTCGCCAGCCGCTCGGCGCGGATCTTGCGGGCGATGCCGATGACGTCCGGGGTGGTGACGCGGCGTCGGGCTTCGGGTTCCAGGCCGGCCATTTCGACGGCGTAGAACCGGGTCAGGGCGGCGTCGGCGTCGGCGAACAGGACGCCTGCCGCGTTGAGGTCGGAGTGCCAGGCGAGGATGTCGGCCTCGCCGACGATGCGCTGGTCGCGGGCGGCGGCCAAGCCGAGCAGTCTCCCGGCCTCTTCGTAGGTGATCACTGGTTCTCCTGTTTCTGGGCATCGGCAGCGGCTTGCATGCGGCGGCCGGTTTCGAGGGCTTGCTGAACACGGAGGTCAGATGTGGCTGGGCGCTGGCTGCCGGGCTGAAGGCGGACGACGTTGTCGCCGACCGCAGCTGGCAGACCGCGGGCGGACGGCTGCGGTTCGGGTTCGAGATAGCGCCAGCCCCTGATCCAGGCGGAGGCGCTGGCCGGGGGCCCCTTCTGCTGGGCGCTGTTGGTCGCGTAGATGACCATGTCGGCGATGCCGACGCGTTCCATGGCCTGTCGGGCAATTTCGATCTGCGACGGCTGGAGGTCCCAGGTGATGCCACGGAGCCCGGTGGCGGAGATGGCGGCCTTCAGCTCGGCGAGGGTGTCGTAGCTGCGGTACTCCTCGGGCTCGCGCGCACGCGCTGCAGCAGCATCAGTAGTTCCGTAGGAACTACTGGGAGCAGGCATGGCAGCGGCATGGATACCCGTGACGGAATCGTCACGCCGTGACGTAGTGCCCTGACCTGCGGTGGAGTCCTGGAACTCGGTTTTTTCCAGTACTATTTCACTGTTTTTCGAGGACGATTCGTTCTCGAATCGATTCGTTTTCGAGGAGCTTTCTCCCTCGGAGCCCTTCGTTCCGCGGTGCTTTGCCTGCCGCTCGCGGGCCTTCTTCTTCTCCTCCTCGTACCTCGCCCGCGAGGTATTGCGGCCGTCTTCGAGGAAGTCGTGGATCACGAAGTCACCGGGCTGCGGGTCCGGGCAGCGGGCGCAGTCGTGGCCGTGCGCATGCCACAGCCCGGCCTTGATCAGCTTGTTGGACTGGGCCGCCGTTCCGTACAGCTGGACGACAACGCCCGGCACGATGCCCTCGGTGAGGTGCTGTGCCGCGTAGGAGCCGCAGCGCAGCCACAGGCCGAGCGCGGCGTTCCCGGCCCGCATGAACTTCGGGTGGGAGTGCGCCTTGTCGTCGACCTTGAACCAGGGCATGTGCGGCTTCCCTCAAGCAGTGCGGATAAGAGGAGAGACCGGGGCCGGCCGTGACCAGCCCCGGGGTGGGGCTAGCGCCAGTCGGGCAGGCTTCCCGCGCGGCGGCGGGTGTTGTAGGCGCGCACGACGATTTCGGAGACGCAGTGGGCGACGGTGCCGCCCTTGAAGTCGCGGGCTCCCCGGGCCTTTCCGAGCAGGCCGGAGGGGCCTGCCGGGAACTCGGCCAGCTTCTTGATCAGTGCGGGGAGTTCGACGACCTCACCGAACCGGTTGAAGATCGAGCCGATACCGAGGAGCACGTCGCCGTTGACGGCTTCGCTCTTGTAGCCCCAGGCCTCAGTGACGATCCGCAGTGTGAGAGTGAGAGCCCTCCCGGGGGCCATGGCCGGGTTCTGTGCGCGCTCGCCGTGGAAAAGCCGCTCCAGGCTCTTGACGGCCGTGATGGAGGTGGATCCGGCCTGGTCGCTGATCCTCCAACCGAGGGATGTGGCGATTGCGCTAATAGCCACAGCGTCTGCTTCCCCGGCAGTGACGCGGCCCAGGAACTTGTAGACCGCCTTGACCTGGCGGCCGTCGTTGAGGCCCAGGAACAGGGCTGCCTCCTGCTGGAGGGTCAGGCCAGTAAAGACCTTGCATTCGATCTTCCGGGTGGGCCATCCGGCCTTCCGCAGTAGTTCGCCGCGGTTTTGGCCGTCGAGCCACACCTGCTCGCCGGAAGCCCGGCGGGACACGACGGGCACGCCCAGCCGCGTCAAGTCGAACCCTTCACGGGCCTTGCGCTCGACCCAGGCGCTGTCCACCGGGCGGGTGTTGACCCGCGGGTCGCGGGTGATGTCGGCCGGTGAAAGCCACTCGATGGACGCAGTCTCCAGGCGAGCTGCGGGAATGCTAGCGAGTACCATTGACGTGCTCCTTGAGGATCGTGTTGAAGCTGCGCAGCACACGCAGCACTTGGTCGAGGTCGCGCTGCCACAGCGCGGCCTCTTCTGCGTCGGTGTCTTCGTCCAGCTCGGTAATGCCGGAGAAGCCGATGCAGAGGCCTGAGAGGGCGGCGAGCCCTTCGTTGATGGACTTGCGCTGGGAGCGCTGCGGCATCCGCCGGCCTGCCGCGTCGGTCAGCGGGGGCGCCACAGGAGCTGTCTGCAGCGAACGACGCCGGTTCTGCGGGGCCGCGTCACCGCGATTGACCTTCTTGCCGTCCCATTTCTCGTAGACGGCGGTCACGGTCAGCGGCCTGCCGCCTTCAGCTGGCCGCACTTCCTCACCGGCGCTGATCTTGTCGATCAGTTCCAGTGCTTCGCGGGATTCGGCCTGCCGTTCCGGTGCCACCTCGCTGCGGTGGCCGCGCGATTCGGCGTAGCCGTCTGCCGCGTTCGCGATCTGCTTGATCCGGGAGTAGGTGGCGGTTGACAAGCCGACCGCCTCGGCAGCCTTTTCGCGGGAGTCGTAGCGTTCCGCAGGCTCTTCGTTCGCCGGTACGGAGAGCCTTCCTGCAGTGCTCGCGGCGCCCTTCAGTTGGCCGCGGCGAAGAGCTTCCGCAGCCTTGGGGCGCTCCAATTCCTCGATCTGCCGCCCGAGTGCAATCAGTTCGGATGCGGTCATGGCCTTGCGGCAGGTGTTCTCGTCGCGCTCGGCTTTGAGGAGGTCGACCGCGTCGTGGATGTGTTCGGCGACGACGATGTCAACTTGCGTCATGCCCAGCGCCTTGCAGGCTTCCAGACGGCGGTGGCCTGCGATCAGCCGGTTGTCGGAGGTCACGACGATGGGCTGCAGCAGTCCGAGCACGCGGATTGAATCGGTAAGGGCCGACAGGTCGCCGAGATCGGTGCGAGCCCGGTCTCCAATCTGAACTGAGGCCGTATTGAGGGTGGTTCGCATCACGGGAGCTCCTTGGCGAGCGGTGGCGGTTCGGATCGGGGGTGTCGGCGGCAGGCTTAGTGGGGTCGGGCGCTGGCCGGTCGGGAGGCGGTCACGCGGCGTTCCGGCTGCCGGTGAGGCGGTAGCGGCGGTAGCGGCGGTCGGCGGCGGCGTTGGCGGCGCGGCAGGTGTCGCAGCGTTCGCCGTTCTTCAGGTGTCGGCGGTACATGCGGGGTTCGCCGCAGACGGGGTCCGGCCGGGGCTGGCGCGCTTTCGTTTTGGGGTGGGCGCCGCCGGGCTTCCAGCCGTTGTTTTTCCAGCCTTCGACGGTGGTCGGGTCGGAGCCGATGCGTTCGCCGATGGATTTCAGGGCGACGCCGAGGCCGTCGAGGATTTTGGCGGCGTGGATTTTTTCAGCGCGGGTGAGGGTGACGGGTTCGCCGTTGAGCGCGTATTCGATGGCGATGAGGTCGAGGTCGGCCTTCTCGTCGAAGGTGACCGTGGTGGAGGCGTAGAGACGCTCGCGCTGGCCAGCGCCGACACGGTGTCCGTTCATGCGGGGACCACCGACTCGTCCGCTACGGGCCGGGCCCTGAAAGCGCGGTACAGGTGTTCGCTGGTGATGCCGAGGCGGTGGGCGGCCTGCGGGACGGTGTAGTGCTGTTCTTTGATGAGCCAGCGGGCGTCTTCAGCGATCGCGGTGTAGCGGTCGACATGTTCGCCGAGGTCAGGCGTGGCGGCGGGGCTGTCGATGTAGTCGTCATCCCAGGCGGTGGGCGGCGGCCAGCCGCGCAACGCCGCGAAAACGTGTGCCTGACGGACCCAGCGAGGGGCGACGCCGTGCGAGAGGGGGTCGACGTTCCACAGGCGGTCGTACATGTCCCGAGTGCCACGCGCAGTGGATGCGTAGGCAGGTATCTGCCGGTGGATCTGGTCGTTGACGGTGACCCTGTCGACGCCGAGTTTGTTGGCGAGGGTCCGCTGGGGCCAGCCGATGGCGACGAGTCCCTGGAGCCTTCGGCGGGTGCCGGTGCCGTCGACCAGGGCGCAGGGCGCGGCTGCGTCCAGTGAGGGCTTGACGGCGAGGATACGGTCGGCGGTGGCTGTGCGGACGCGCTTGCTGGGTCCGCTCCCGCGGCTGTAGTCGCCATACAGGAGTCGGCTCATCCCTCCGTTCGAGACGCCGGAGAGAGCGCAGACGCGCTGCCAGCCGATGCTGTAGGACATGAGCATGCGGACGTGCTGGCGGACGGGTTCGGCGTCGACGTAGGGCTGCCAGCGGCCGTAGGCGATGAGCCGGTGGCGGTCGCGGGCGTATTCGGCGGCGCGGTTGCGGCACGGCTGGCACTTGCAGTGATGTGCCTGCGCTCGGGACAGGGTGCCGTGCGGCGGGAGTGGTTTGGTCGTGGTGGTCATCGGTGGTCCTCCTCCCAGGCGGGCATCTGGTAGAGCTGTTCGAGTTGCTGGCGTTCGGGGTTGCTGTCGCGTTGGGCAGGGGTTGCGGGCTTGCGCGTGACGAGCGGGTGGTCGGCGATGCGGCGGGCTGCCCGTCGTTGCCGGATGCGTCGGGTGCCGTGCCAGGCCGCGTACACGGCGGCGGCGAGGACGCCGGTGATGGCGACGGCGGGGATGTAGGGGGCGGCGTCCATCGCCCAGCCGGCGACGTCGAGGACGGTCATGCGGCCCTCCCCTCGACGGCCGCGGTCGTGCCGCGCCAGCGGCGGACGCCGGACTTGTCGCGGGTGAGGCCGAATCCGGCGTACTCGACGATCCCTTCGGCGTGGAGGCGGGCCATGAGCCGTCCCCAGTCGCATTCGCGCTTGGGAGGATCGGGCAGGTCGTACTCGTCTTCGATCTGCCAGGTCACGAAGCGGCGGCGGGTCTTGGCGACCTCGACGAATACGGGCCAGACTTCGGCGACCCAGGTCTCGTAGTCCTCGATCCGGCGCCGGGCTGCGGGGATCTTCGGGGCGGGGATGCTGCCGTCCAGGGCAGGCTGCACGAGGGTCATGACGCGTTCCCCTCGGCCTGCTCGGTCGCGGCGGCGATGCCGTCGAGGACCGCCTTCTGGGCTTCTTCGCGGGCGGCGATGCGGGCGTTCGTCTCGCAGATCTGGCGCATGGTCTCGGCGTCCTGGTTGATCGCCGGGTCGTTCTCCTCCAGCAGGGCCTCGGCGTCGTGGCAGCGGACGCAGAGCAGTGGCTGCTTGTCGCGCATGCACCAGCGGCAGGTGAACTGAGAGGCGCCGAGATGGCCGTGGTCGGGCTCGTACAGGAACAGGGGCCGGGTCTGGTTGCAGTGGTCGCAGCGGGCCTCAAGCGGCTGATCGGTCATGGGTGTGGTCTCCTTGCCGTGGGGCTGCCGTAGGTTCGGGCCGCGACGTCCCCGAAGGCGGTTACGGGGTGGGGACTTCGGCGACGGCGGGCCAGTCCTGCGCGCCGTCGGCGGTCCAGGTGTCGTCGGTGACGGGCTTGGCCTTGTTGCCGACGAGGTCGGCGGCGGTGACCCGCTCGGGCGGGAACTCCTCGTCGCGAGACACTTCGCCGCGCTGGATCGACTGGTAGATCACCTGGAGCTGGGCGAGGTCGTGGTCGGTCCACTTGCCTTGCGGGCGGCCGAGCTTGCTCTCGATGCGGTCGACGTTGATGCCGAGCCCGTCGAAGGCCTTGATGGCGTCGGCGATGCGGGTCGGCAGCGGGACGCCGCCGCCCTTGGCGAGGGTGTTGTTGCAGATGTCCTTGGCCTGCTCGACGTACCAGAGCGGCAGGACCGCAAAGATGGCCTCCCGGACGCGGCGGGCGCCGTTGTTGGCGTTGTTCTCGTAGATGTCGCGCAGGTCGACGAGAGCCTTGGGGCCGCCCTTGACGTCCCTCTTGTGCGGGACGATGAAGGTGGAGGAGTTCCGGGCGTTGCGTTCGACGTCCCAGGCGAAGGCCTGCATCTCGGACTGGCCGAACTCGTCGTCGCGTCGCATTTCCACGAGCCCGTACTGGATGTTGCCCCAGGCGAGGGCGATCTCCCGGGCGAGGTGCACGGTGGGGCCGGAGACGTTGGAGCCGCCGCGGGAGTAGCGGAAGAACGCCCGGTCGGCGAGGGCCTTCTGTTCGCAGGCGGTGCGCATCGCGGCGACGGCGGCCGGCACGTCGCGGGGGCACTGCTGGGCGACCACGATCGCGGCCTGCACTTCGGCGATGGCGCGGGACTGTTCGACGGCGGTGCCCTGTCCGATGCGCGCCGGGGCGCTGTTGGACGGGAGTTGGACGGGCTGGTTCACAGGTACTCCTCTTTGTCGCGGATTTCGGCCCAGGCGGGCAGGGGCAGGTAGGCGATGCCGTCGTCGTAGGCGGGCCAGTGGCCGGTGGCGGTGCACTCGGCGTAGAGCTGGATGGCGCGCCGGTTGCGGGCGGCGCCGATCGCCAGGGCGATCGAGTCGAGTTCGACGACGGTCACCAGGTACGGGGCGGCCTTGGCCTGGAACACGAAGACGAACGCGGGCTCGGAGTCTCCGGCCATGCCGAGGGCTTTGATGCCGTCGAGGTACCAGGCGGCCTGCTGGTGGTAGCCGTGCTCGTAGACGGCTTTCTGGATGGCGTCGGGGCTGACGTCGCGGGCGGTCTTGTAGTCGACGACGATCCGCCGTCCGGCCGGGACGGGAAGCCAGTCCGGACGGGCCCGGCGCCACACTCCGGTCGGGCGGTCCTGCCAGAACAGGGACTGTTCGGCGATGCCAGTCCCGGGGGCGAACAGCTGCCCGGCAACGGTGTGGTTGCGCAGCGCGTCGGCCATCGCCTGGACCTGTTCGTGCTCGGCGGCCAGGAGGGGGACGAGGCCTTCGGCTCGGGCTGCGTCGCGCTGTGCCCGTGCGGATTTCGTCGTGTAGTTGTCGGCGTCGATGACTTCGATGACCGGCCCGTCGTTCAGGACGACGGCGTGGGCGGCGGTGCCGAGGTCGAACTCCCGCTTCGGTGGCTGCCCGTGGTCGAGGTGGTGGCGGAACAGGGCCGGGCAGGAGGGGGCGAGGAGGCGGCGGGCTCCGGTCGAGGACAGGCTGCCGCCGGGGACCGGGTCGGCGTGGTACCGCTCGGCGGTCATGGTGTAAGCGCCGGGCTCGGTGACGGGCTCCGTCGTCTCGGTGGGCGCGGTCACCGGTCACCGCCGTGGAAGCGTGTGAGGGCGTCACCGGCCATCTGCGAGAGCTGTTCATCACTGGCGGCGTAGAAGGCGTCGGGCTGGGTGACGGCGTCGTACACGTCGCGGGCCCAGCGGGCGTCGCCGAGCGCGGTGTGTGCGGAACCGGCGGCCGGCGGTTCGACTTCGACGTGCCGGGAGGCGTCGTAGGACTTCCACGGCCAGCCGACTGCCTCGTTGACCTTGCGGTACCAGTCGGCGTCGCAGTCCTTCCTCGTCCACTCGGCGGCGCGCCCGTACAGGGAGCCGACAGCGAGGGTGGCGACGTCGATGGTGCGGTAGTGCCAGGGCCGGGGCTGCTCGTAGTACAGGCCGAAGAGGTGCGCCAACATCTCCGCGTCGAAGGCCGGGTTGGATCCGATGACGACCGCCCCGTTAAGCAGTGCGTACAGGCGATGGACTGCGGTTTTCGGGTCGTCCCACTGCCAGCCGCCAGCCTGGACCCGCTCGAAGTAGCGGTTGATCTTGAGGGCTTCCGGGTCCGCTTCGGTGATGTCGGGAAGGATCCGGTAAACGTGCTCGGCGTCGTGCCCGTCGACCCGCAGGATGACGGCGATCTCCCACGGGTCGTGGAGGAACGGGTCAAGGCCGGTGGTCTCGGTGTCGATGAACGCCAGAGGCCTGAGGGCGCTCGGCGGGTTCTCGGTGCTCATGTGGCGTGCCTTTCGGGTGTGGGGTGCCGGGGCCGCCGCGTCCCGCAGGGGGTGACGGGGGCGGCGGCCCTCGGCTGCCGCGGAGCCCGGGGGCGGCTCGACGCGGCGGTCAGGTTGGCCTAGAAGAAGTCGCCGATGGTGTCGATCAGGTCGGGGATGATGCGGTGGCCGACCCAGGCGAGGACGGCGACACACAGGCCGATCAGCAGGGCCCAGCCGACGTGGTGGCAGACCGCCCACACGAGGGCTGCGGCTGCGACGCCGGCCAGCAGACCGAGCAGGAAACGGGCCATCAGTCGTGCTCGTAGAAGTCGACGTGGATGCCGTCCCGGCGGACGGTGATCGTGGCGTGGTCGCCGAAGGCGTCGAGGAGGACAGTCTCGAAGTGGCCGCCTTCGACGGCTCCGCTCAGTGCCCTGCACCGGTCGTAGCGAGCTTCGTCGGGCCCCTCGTAGGGCAGGAAGCCGTACTCCCCTGTCTCAGGGTCCTTGCGATACGGACGCTTGCCGAGGGAGCGGTGCGAGTCGACTTCAAGCTCGTACTCGTCGTCGGTGTCCGCGTCCTCTGCAGTGCGGACCCAGGTCCCGTAGACGCTGAATTCGCAGGGGTCGCCGTCATTGAAGTACGGCGTGTACTGGCGCCAGCCGAACTCGATGATCGTGGGGTCGTCGAGGACGGCCTGCAGGATCGGCTGGAGCTCCTCGATCGGCTTCTGCTCAGTGCGGGTTGAGCCTGCGGTGTAGTCGCCCTCAACGGGGATGCCGAGGAAATTTCGGTTCGTCATCGAGTGCCTCCAGCGGCGTCGAGGAGCAGATGGGAGAGGGGGACGGTCTTGCGCTGGCTGCCGGACATCCACTGTTTGATGGGCATGCCGTCGATGTAGTCCGCAGGGCTGGGAAGCCAGCCGAGGTCTTCGAGGACGTGCTGCTCGGCGATGAGGCGGACGGGCACCTGGACGGTGCTGCGAGCTTTGGGGATGTCGAGCGTCACGCCGAAGATTCGCTGGCAGAGCCAGACGCCCTCGGTGTGGTGATAGAGAGAGCGGTGCCGGACGTCGCCGATGATCCGTTTCGAGCTGTCGATGAACTCGTGGACGGGCAGGTAGATGTCGGGTTCACCGCCCCACTTGCGGGCTGAGGACTGTGCGTGGTGCCAGGAATTCACGGTGCTGCTCCTGGAGTTCTGGATGGTGAGCCCCGCCCGAATTCGCCTCGGGCGGGGCGGTGGTCGTCGCCGGCGGGCGGACGCGGAGTCGACACCCGCCGGCGGGTCTAGGTGAGGACCAGCGCGGACAGCCGGAGCGCGGCGGCCTCGGCATACGGTTCGTGAGCCTCGATGCCGACCGCACGTCGTCCGGCCTGGCGTGCGGCGTCCAACGTGCTGCCGCTGCCAGCGAACGGATCGACGACCAGACCGCCCTCGGGGCACGCGTACTTGATCATTGGATCCAGAAGGCCGAGGGGCTTTTCGTCCGGATGGATATTCCGGCCGTGCATGTTGCGGACCTTGAGGACGGACCTCAACAGCCGTTTGCCGTCCCGCACGTGGTTGTGCGGGCCGATCTTCCCGGTGTGGTCGATCCCGGAAGTGACGTTGCGGCGTTCGTACTTGTCACTCGGGTCGTAGACCCTTTCGCGAGGGGTCTGGTGACGCTGGTCCCTCCACGCGCCCTGATACCAGTGCAGAGCGTGCTCGTGGACGCGCTTGAATCGGTCGTTCTGGAATGCTGAGCCGTTCTGCTTCTCCCAGACGACGTTCACATCACCGACGACCGGCTGGCCGTCCTCGTCGTGACCGACGATGTCCTGGCTGAGCTTCCAGCCGTCAAACTGGTCGCGCCGGTCGAGGAACATGCGCATCGACCCGAAGCACCACATCGACGAGGCGACGGTCGCGGCGAGGGTGGGCCAGCCGTCCGGCCACCGATCCCAGGCCAGGCTGGTCTCGGCATACGGTGGATCTGCCACCACAAGATCGGCTTTGAGGTCGAGCGCGGGCAGAACCTCCCGCATGTCGCCGAGGTACAGCGTGACTTGATCGTCCGCGTAGTACGGCTCCATCACGACACCCCCTGTGCGAGCTGGTCGGCGAGGACGGGCAGCGCGACCGTGTCGGTGTCCAGCGCGGCCAGCGCGGGGACGTGCGTGGGGCTGACGGCCTGCGGCGAGTAGTGGAGGCTGACGACCGGCCCGGTGGCAAACCGGGTCCTGAGGTCCCGGACGTCGATGCCGGTCGGCTCGGTCGGGTGGTCGCCGGGGTCGATGTCGCGGTGCCAGGCCGGGACCGTGACCGCGGTTAGGTTTGCGATCTGTGCCCGCAGCGCGCGGACTTCGGTTTCCAGCCGCTCCCGGTCCGCAGTTACGGTTTCGAGTTCGGACTGGGCGCAAGAGGCGACGATCTCGCTGTCGGCGGCGCGCTTGGCCATCTGCTTGTAGGCGTCGTACACGTCGTCGCGGTCTGCGACGAGTCGAGTGAAGTAGTCGTCGGTTGCGGCCTTGACCGCGAGGAGCCACGCGTTGTCGGCCCGGACCTCGGCGAGGTGGCGCTCGGTGCGACGCAGCCTGCCCTCGACGGTGTAGTTGCCGGTGCCCTGCCACGGGAGGGTGATCGTCATGCCTTCGTCACCGCCTGCAGGCGCAGCCGTGCCGACGTCCGCTTGAGCAGGGCGAGGGCTTCGCGCTTGTTGTGGCCTTTCTGCGTCATCCAGGCGGCGAGGGACACCGCGCCGCAGTCCGTGGTGACGGCCTTCTCGGTGTCGGCGACGAGGTTGCTGCCGCCGACCCAGCGCGGGGTTCCATGCACCGCGATGTTGATGGCGCCGAACAGGTCCACCCGGCAGTCCTTCAGCGACGTGCCGCCAGCGGCCTGCTTGGTGTCGTACAGGTAGGTCTTGCAGTAGCCGTTGGCGTCGATCACGTCATACGCCTTGTCGACGACGTCGGCGAGCAGGACTTCGGGGGCCTTCGTCATGGTCACCACGGCTCCACCTCGTTGCCGTCGCGGGTTTCGCGCTCGTCGCATTCGTCGCAGCCGCAGTAGGTCCACGACCCGTCGATGAACTCGGCGTGGCATTCGTCGCCGTCGTCGTCCGGCTCGGCGCTGGAGACCTGGGCCTCCTCGGCCGCATGCCGTTCCTCATCAGCGAAGTCGAGGGCGATCTCGTAGGCCGTCTCCTCGGCGGCCGTGGGGTACTCGCGCTCTTCGCCGGCGTACTGCTCGTAGTCGTGCTCGTCGTGGTCGTTCACTGGTCCCCCTGGCGTTGGTGCGGGATGCGGGTGCGGGCGGCGGCCTGCTGCCGCGTCCGCCGGTTGCTGACGGCCTGGTGGCAGATGAGGGCCGCGAGGATCGTGTAGGCGGTCACCAGGAAGGTGAAGGCGGCCCAACCGGCGGTCATGCGGTCACCCACTCGTCGTCGTCGGGCGGCTCGTCCGGGATACCGAGGGCCCGCTCCAACGTGGCGTTCATGGCCAGCAGTTCGCGGACGTGCGCCTCGGCCTTGTCGGCGCGCTCCTTGTGCGCCCACATGGCCTTGCAGGCCTGCTCGTAGGCGTCGGCGGTCGGGTACGGCTGCCGGTCGTGGGCGACGGCACGCTCGCGCTGCTCGTCGACTTCGACGAGGTAGGCGAGGATCCAGCGGGCCCGCTCGCCCATCCAGCCGTGGAGGTTCGCGGCGAACAGGTTCTCGCCGGTCGGGGCGCTCTGCTGGTGCTCGCGGATGTCACGGATGGACTGGGCGAAGTCGAACAGCAGAGCCGTCTTGGGGACGGTCTGGTTCGGACCGAGCATGACGCGGAGCTGCTGGCGTCCCTCGGCGGTCAAACCCACGGTGTCCGTCGCGTTGAGGTCAGTCGTCATCGCGCTCACCGGCCTCGGGGTCGGTGATGGTCACGCCGTCACGGGTGCGGGACAGGACGCGGTTGTACTCGCGCTTCGGGTCGTCCCAGCCGCCCCCGCCGCCGTCGAGGGTCAGCGTCTTCTTGTTGACCCTCTTGACCCGGTAGGTGCTGGTGCTCGTCTCGAAGACGCGGACGGTGACGATGTCGCCGACCTGGAAGTCGCCGGGCTCCCACGAACGGGACCGAGTAGCGACAGTGTCGGCAATCTTGGTTCGCGCCTCGGCCTTCGCCTTGGCCCACTTCGCTTCCGCCTGGGCACGCTCGGCCGCCTTGTAGGCGTCAATGGCGCGGTCCGAGGCCGCGTCGGCGCGGTCCTTGTCGCGGCGTGCGCTGCGGTACGAGTGGTGGCCCCTGAGGAGCGGCTGACCGCCAGCGAACCGGCCGTACATGGCGGACGCGCGCTCGGTGCGCCGTTCAGCGTCGGCCGTCAGCTTGTCCGCCTTGGCCTTCAGCGCGTCGGCACGTTCCCGGGCCCGCCGGGCGTCGTCTTCGGTCGTCATGACGCGGCCTCGCATCCGGGGTGCGTCTCCGGCTCGGCCTTCCATGCGTCGGCCTGCACGCGCAAGGCCCGGTAGATGTCGGGGACGGTCTTGACGCTGCCGTCCTCGTTCTTGTTGAACGGGTTGAGGGTCTGGGAGAAGGTGCGCTGGCGGCGGACCTTCTTGCCGCAGACGGTGCACGGAACGGACTTCTTCTCGGTCAGCGGATACTCGGTGAAGCGGTAGGTAGGCACGGTCAGTTCCCCCTTGTGCGGATGCGGTGGCCTGCCCAGAAACAGGCGGCGGAGAAGGTGAAGCAGACGGCCATGGCGGCAGCGGCGTGGGCGGCGAAACGGGTCATGCGGCTTCCTGCCTCTCCGGCGTCAGCCCCAGCACGTCGAGGAGTTCGAGCAGTTCGTCGGCCACGGCCGGGTCCTTGGCGACCAGGCGGCCGGCGAGATGCGGCATCACCGCATCCAGGTCATGCGGATGCCGGGCGGCAACCCGGTCGGCGACATGCACCGCCGCCGCCCGCAGCTGCTTGGGTTCGAACCTGCCGAGCGGAATGCCCCGGACGATCCAGCCGAGGAAACGGCTTGACGGGTTCACCACCCCCACCGCCTCAGCGCGTGCGGAGGGTCCCAGGGCGTCACTTCATTCGTGTCCGCACGCCACGTCTGCGCCTGCGTCCAGTCCGCCTCAGGGAAAGCCCCCTGAAGCCAGTGGACGACCTGCCGCTGGGCATCAGTGCGGAGCAGGATCCGCTTGCCCCACGCGTTGCGGGCGACCGTTACGACCAGCCGGTCATTCCCGTCCGCACCCAGCACCGGAGTGACGAGCACGATGCGGGCGCCCGGAACCAGGCGGCCGATACGCCAAGCCAGCTGCTTCTGATGCCGACGGCGCCGGCCCGCCGACGACTTACGCGGATGGGCCGGGTGACTCTCGCGGACCACGCGCCGACGGGAGGCGGCGAGCTCCAGGTATTCGCCGCGCACGCCCTTCGACCAGGCCTTCATGTCGGGGCCGTACACGGTCAGGTAGTCGACGTCGACGGCGATGAGGGCCTGCTCGACCTTCTCGGCGGGGGGCACTAGTTCACGCAGCATCGAGCTCACCGGCCTCGACGCTGTCCTGCTCCAGCCAGTTCGCGATCTCCGACGCTTTCGCGGCGAGGTCCCGCAGCACGGCCGGGTCGGCGACGCCGGGCGTCGCGTGCAACGTCAGCGCACTGCCGACGTGCAGGATGGCGTAGGGGCTCGGCGCGATGCTGTACGAGGCGGTGACGCTGTCGCCACCCAGCGCGAACGCAATAGGGCCAGTGGGGCGAGTACGGTTCATGACGCCCTCCCGGGCTGCCAGTTCGGATAGTCGGCGTCGGTGGAGCACGCCTCCGGGTGAGCGATCAGGAACAGGTCGCCGGCGTAGGCGATCCGGTCCGATTCGCTGGCGGTCTTGGTGAGCGCCGTCTCCAGCACCTGCCGCGCCCGCTGCCGGGCGACCAGGGCCTTTACGTCCGCGTCGAGACGAGCCAGCGGCACGTCCAGGCGCTCGATCGGGTTCGTGGGAGTTGTCATCACTCGGCCCTCCCGGCGTCCTCAGCAGCCCACTTCGCCTCGTAGGCGCGCAGTCGCAGGCCGAGTTCGGCTTCACCTTCGAAGTCGCGGTCATCGCGCGCTTCGGCGGCCGCCGTGCTCAGCACATCGCGGACCCTGCAGCGCTCGGCCTCGATCGCCGGGCGAGCCAACTCGGCCCGCAGGCGTTCGACCTCGGCGACGAGCAGGAGCATCGACTCCTTGGCCCGCGCGCTGTGGAACGAGATCGAAGTCTCGTACCGCAGAAGGCTCTTGATCTCGGAGATACGCTCCGCTGTCAGGGGCTCGGTCATGACGCCCACCCCCCGTCCGTGAGCAGGAACTCCAGGAACGAGCCCGGCTGCGGGGTGACGCTCGACGCGTCGACCGTCGACAGGGGCTTCGAGGCGTACCGCGTGCAGTTCGACTCGTGGCCGCACGCCTCACAGCACGCGCCGCAGTCGCATCCAGGGAGGCTCATGACGCACCGCCTTCGAAGTTGCGAAGGGTGATGATGTCGCCGGGGCGGATCCGGTCCGGCGTTGCCGCCAAGGCCTGCCACTCGCCGATGACTTCGGCGACCCGATCCAGAACCGTGTCGTCCGGGTCGCTGTGCCAGTAGCCGAGCAGCGCACCAGCCAGCTCACTCACCAGATTCCGGCGCTCGGCAGGCTCCAACTCGGAACGCCAAGCCAGCGGGTCACGACTCGTCATGACGCACCCCCGGCGGACTTGTCCCGGCCGGTGACCATGTCCAGCAGCACACCGGCCGCATGATTCAGACCGGGCTTCAGGCGCTCGGGTGCCGACTCCGCCATGCGCGTCAGGCAAGTGCTCGCCTCACGCAGGGCATCGATACGCGCGTCGCTCACCGCGGCGACTCCGTAGGGGGCTTCCGCTCCCCACTGGGCTACGTGGACATCGACGGCTCGCACGATCTTCGCAACCAGCTCGGGCCGCTCCCCGGCCGGGAAGGTCGGCAGCTCGGCGCAGTGGACGTCGGCGGCGACCTCGGCACGGACCTCGGCACGGAGGTCGTCCGCCAGCTCCTCGCACTTGGCGATCGTGACCTCGTTCGGCGTGGCCGACAGCGCGTAGCTCAGCAGCCTTTCCCGGGCGGTCATCGCGCACCTGCCTCGGGCTTCGGGCACGGAACGCTGCCGCCCTGGCACTGGCACAGGCCCTCACGGGCGACCATCACGGCCTGACCCCACGTGAGCGACTCCTGGCGCCTGCCGACGAGTTCGAAATCAGCGGCGACCTGCCTGCGGGTCTCCGTGCGCACCGCCTCGTAGAAGGCGTGCAGCAGATCGGATGCCGCCTCGGCGGGGATGCGCTCGTCGAGGGCCATGACCAGCTGCTTGAACTCGGGCGTGGTCGAGATGCTCATCGTCCACCGCCGTCGATCGCGGCGCGGGTCTCGCGGTCCGCCTGGGCTGCCGCCCAGTACGTGTAGAAGAGGGCGTCGAGCGCCTCCTCCTTCTCCGACTCCGGCAGGCAGTCGAACGCCACCCGGCCGATCTCCTCGACGTCGAAGCCCTCCGGCCGCGTCGCGTACAGCAGCTCCTCGGCCTCGTTCCACACCGCCTGCCAAGGCGACGGCATCGGAACGCCACGGGTGATCTCGTCGAACGTGGTTGTTGGATCAGGGTTCTGAGAGAATGTGGACACGGTCCACGCTCCTGTTCTGCAGGGTTCTGAGGTGTGGTTCCAGGGCCGTCCGTCGGAGGTCAGAGCCCGGCGGCGGCCCGCATAGCCGCTACTTCACGGCTGAGACCCGGCGCTTGCGGGGCTTGCGCGGCTCGGGAGGCCGGCTCTCGACGCTCGGCTCCGCGTGTGGGCTGTCGAGGTTGTCGAGGTACTCGTCGATGACGGTGAGCCGGTAGGCGACCTTGCGGGCGATCGTCACCGACTGGGGCGCGGCGCCTCGCTGGCGGTACTTGTAGAGCGTGCTCTTGGCGAGTCCGGTGAGTTCGACGGCCTTGTCGATCCACACGAAGCCGGGCGGGGGCGGCTGGGGGGTTCGCCGGGGTTTCGGCACTGGGTGCCTCCTTCCTGTTCGTTCAATCTGTTGACGATTCGTCCCGCCACGGGGACGGCGGTGGCGCGAAGAGGACCAGTACGGCGACCCCGAGGGCCTCCGTGACGCTGTGGGCCTCGTCCGCGCTCAGTGCTTCCCTGTCGCCACTGAGCAGGCGCCCCAGCTGGGAGCGGGAGACACCTGTCGCGTCAGACAGGGTTCTGATCGAGTAAGGGGCGCCGCGACCTGGGTGATCCATGATCCATCTGAGGATTTCGCGGTCTCTGAGGATGTAGCGCAAGGCCAATGGATCTCCAGCGGTGCGGAGTTGCTTTGACTAAGACCAGTTAACCGCGACTAGGACACTTCGTCAACAGATTTGGGACGACCGAATCCTACGTTTCAGCCAACAAGCCATCTGGCTAGCATTGATCTGTAGACGTTTCGTCCCCGAGCGGGGATGGTTGTACGGATTGACCTGCTAGTTTGCCGGAACAACATCGAATCTAGAGAGACAGTCGGTACCCACTGTGACCCGAGAGGATGAGGACATGACGGCACCGGCTAGCGCCCCTGCCCCCGGCGCCGCCAACGCCTCCCCCATGGGCGCCCTCTCGCGCCTGGTCCAGAACGCCAACGACTCCGGTATCTCCTATCAGCAGATGGCCGACAAGGCATCGCGTGTCACCCCCCTGACCAAGCAGTACTTCCAGAAGCTCGTGAAGACCCCGCCCGTCAGCCCGCCGAACCCCGAGCAGCTCGAAGCGATCGCGAACGCCCTCGGCAGCCCGGTCCGACGGGTCAAGGAAGCCGCAGCCGAGCAGTGGCTCGCCTACGAAGCCACCGAGCTCGCCGGCTACGACGAGGAGGTCCGCATCATCGTCGGGCACCTCGCAGGGAAGTCGAAGTCCGAGCTGCGCCGTTGGCGCGCAATGATCGAGGCGGACGAACGCGCACAGCGCGAGGAGTAAACAACTCCCCCACCCTCCACAGGCGTTGATCGACATCTTCGCTCGGTAGACATTTCGCGCAACCGATTGTCGAAGCCTTAACGACAGTCGTAACCTTCCACACCCGTGCACTTCCGGCCATCCGCCACCAAGTGCACTGAGCAACGGGAGGGCTCATGCTGCGCGTCATCTATGAAGCTGCGGACCTCGACCCCGAGATGCCGGTCGACGTCGAGGAAACGCGCGGCAAGGTCCGGATCCGGCTCGATCGCAACACCCCCGTCGAGGACATCGCCCAGGCTCTCAACCCTGTCCTGGAGGAGCTCCTCGCCGGAGCACAATGGTTCCAGCTCTGGAAGGGCGAGATCGTCTCTATGGACTCGCCCGAGGACCCACGTGAGGGGGGCACCGTTGCCCGGCTACATCGAGGACCGGTGGTACAAGAAGGGCCCGCCAGATCCCAAGACGGGGAAGCCCACGCGGGTTGAGACCGCCCTCCACGGCAAGGGCAAGCGCTACAAGGTCACCGGCATCCCCGGGGTCCGGTCAAGGTCCTTCGACAAGCGGACCGGGCCGCACGGGGCCGAGGCCTGGAAGGCGAAGGCACAGCACGAGTCCACCAAGGGCGAGTTCATCGACCCGCGCGACGGCAACATGCTGCTGCGGGAGTACGTCGAGGACGCCTGGTGGCCGTCTCTCAAGGCCGACCCGGCAACGCTGGAGACCATCAAGGGCCGCGTCTGGACGCACATCCTGCCGCCGCTCGGGGAGATGAAGCTCCGCGACATCAAGGTCGCGACGCTGCGCGTCTGGGTCAAGGCACTGGAGCAGACCGTCGCACCCGGCACTGCCTTTGCCGTGTGGGGCTACCTCTCGAACATCCTCACCTACGCCGTCGACGACGAGAGGATCACGAGGAACCCCTGCAAGTCCAAGACCATCAAGGCCCCGGTCGTCCCCGAGCAGAAGGCGCGCGCCTGGACCCGCGAGCGCGTAGCCAGTGTGCGGGCCGAGCTCCATGAGCGCTACCGGATCCTGGTGGACATCGGCGTCGGCGCCGGCCTGCGCCAGGGGGAGGCCTTCGCGCTCGACGTCGACCTCGACATCGACGAGAGTGCGGAACTCATTCATGTCCGCCGCCAGGTCAAGCGGGTGGCCGGCAAGCTGGTCTTCGCCCCTCCCAAGACCGGCAAGGAACGCCCCGTCCCGCTGCCTCGATACCTCGCCGCCCAGATCCGTGCCCACAAAGCGGCGTTCCCCCCGCAGAAGGTGACTCTTCCATGGGGCGATCCCCGGCCGGGGACAACGAAGAAGGAGACCGAGGACCGCAGACCGCGGACGCACAACCTCCTGGTGACGAACCTCGAAGGCGACGCCATCAGAGCGTGGTCCTTCAACCAGCACTACTGGAAGAAAGCCTTGGCGGCAGCCGGCGTCATCCCTCCCGCACCGCCGTACAACCCCAAGACCCGCAACATCCCCTACGGGGACACCCGCGAGTTCGGCTTCCATGCGCTGCGCCACACCTACGCCTCGGTGCAGTTGGACGCCCGCGAGTCGGTCGTGGCGGTCTCGAAGTGGCTCGGCCACAAGGATGCGGCGATCACGCTCCGGGTCTACGCGCACTTCATGCCGGAGGCGGACGGGCGCGGGCGTATGGCGATGGACGCCTGGTTCGCTCCTCCGAAGCCCGAGCTGAAAAAGATCTCCCTGGATTCTCCCTCGGCGTTGATTTCGCTCCCTGGAAAGCTGCCGCTGAAGGCGTTCAAAGTCCCCAAGCAGTCCGCCGGACCCCCTCTTCGGAGCGGCTTCAACGGGGCGCCGACCAACGGCCAGCGCCCCGTGTCGTAG